ATCCACATACTCAAATATATTAATAATATGCTTAACATACTGTATTACCTCATGCTGTTTTACCAATGGGTAATATAGTCTATGTAACTCATCGCTGTTTAAATTAATTTTGTGTTTATCGATAATTTGTTTTGCAAGAAGACATAACTCATCATGTTGATTTAATAAGGAATCAAACCATTGTTTAAATGCACTCTTTCGCATTTCGAACAATGATTCTGTTGTTAATTGAAGGGCTGAAAAAGCTGCTTTTGCACTTTTTCTCGCTTCGTAGGCATTCCATGCTGTTGCTATAAAAGCAAATGCTGTAGCCAATGTTCCAACAGTTTGACCATTTAAAACAACCCAATCCCAAAAAATGACGGTGAGCAGTAGTATAATAATGAAAATTAAAAAAGGCATGTATGTATTTCACTCTACTAACTATAAAATATTAGGCTAATGTTAACCAAACAATGCCTTAATTAATAGATTGATCGAGGCTTTAATAGCTTTATAATGCAGACTGCAAAGATAGGTATGCACATACCTATCTTCTTTGTAAGTAAAGTTACATATCAATTCTACGAGGTAACAATGACGATCACTATCTACGGACGAGATAACTGCTCATACTGCAAACGTGCGGTCGAGCTGGCGAAGCAACTAAAGGGACATGGCTACGGTGATTATGAGTACATCGACATCACCACTGCCGGTATCGACAAGGAAAAACTAAGTGAAATTGTTGGTAAACCGGTAGAGACTATCCCCCAAGTGCTGATCGATGGTCAACCGATTGGCGGATACACAGAGCTGGCCGCACATGTCAGCACCCTCTGATTTTAACGGCTCACAGGAGCCGTTTTTTATTCCCACCAAACACTCACTCCTGTTTCCCTTAAAATTCAAAAAACAACGTCTAAATGATTCCATACCTACTATGTATGGAATCATTACTAAAAATGAGTTACTTTGACTCTTGATCCTATAAGAATCTATGCCTAATATACTGTTTACTTATACAGTGCATCGGCGTAACTCGGTGATTGTCATATGAAAAATAGCTTTGACAGAGCACGCGCTGCGGAGAACACCTCAAAAGAGGCGATTGAGTATCTCGAAAGAGCATCTCAAATGCAGGCCGTTATGATCTCCCAGGTCAGCAATGACATGAGATTCTCGGACGCATTCATGTTATTCACTCGCTTATCTTTGCTGATAACAAGACGTCGGCCAGAGATCGCTGTTCATTGTATTTTGATACATGTTTTGCCGCACATTGCCGATGTAAAAGTAAGTGACATTAATAGGTTCATGGTGAACCAACTGGTCAACCCTCTAATACTGGATGGCAAAATTGTTATGGGCCGCCGCGTTTTCTCTCTGATGAAGCAGTTCCTTAGCTGGTGTGCCTTCCAGGGGATGATCGATGTGTCACCGTTAAATGATATGTCACTAAACAAAGTTGCCGGTGGCGCAAAGCCAACACCTCGCGAGCGGAAGCTGACCGACGCAGAGGTATGGGTGTTCTGGAATATATGGGACTACTTCAATGTGTGCGCTGGTACAAAATGGGCGGCCAGGCTGTGTCTTGTATCCGCAAGACGACCTGACGAAGTACTGCGGGCTAAAAAAAGTGAGTTCAATCTTAAGCGTGGGGTTTGGAATCAAGGCAAGAGGAACAAATCTGCCCGTGAGCATTCGCTGCCTTTAAGCACATTAATGCGCACATGTATTGAAGAGTTGTTCGAATACGGTAAAGGCAGCCAGTGGCTCGTGCCTTCGAATAAAAAAATCGGGAAAGACCTTCCTATGTCTAAAGTGGCAATAGCCCAGGCATTACGTCGTATTCTGGAACGACCAGAACTGATGGAGCTTGAGCCATTTACACCCCGAGATTTGCGCCGTACTGCGCGTAGTTACTTCCCAGCATTAGGCATAAGCCAGGAGGTATCACGCAAAATCATGAACCACAGTCTTGAGGGGATAGATCGGGTCTACGACCGACACGATTATATGGACGAGATGCGAGACGCCTTAGAAAGTTTCTCGACGTACATCGCATCAATCGTAGAGCAACCGGATTTAGACGAAATTGACCACAAATTCAAGGGAGATCGTCTATCAACAGAGCTTATTCGTGTAAATTTTTCATAGAGACTTTATGGCCTCAACAACCTTTTGTGATGCGCCTTTCTCTTTACCGAATCGCTCGTTATATGCAGCAAGAACCTGTTTTTCGTCCTCGTTAAGAGGAGCGGTGCCTTCTTTGTATAAAAATGCTGCGAGTTCAGGTTGGCGTTCTTCCAGCACCATCATCATAAGACGACTTGGCTCAATACCCAGCGCCAGCGCCAACGGACGAACCTTATCGATAGGCAAAGGAATTTTGCCACTTTTAATTAAAGAAAGGTTGTTGGCATTTTTATAACCAATAAGTCGGGCTATTTGTGCCTGACTCATAGGTGAGGATTCAATCAGCCCTGCGATAAAAGCAGCATAGCGACTTTCTATAAATTCAATCTTGTTGTCAGACATTGTTACAACCTTTGCGCGTTTAATTCTCTCTGGTAAGTGCTTACCGATATTACATCAAAGGTTAGGGTTGTAAAGCTATTATCATTTTTTTCGGCAGGCACTTGTAAGACCGAGCAAAGGTCCATGCATGGAGAAAAACTAGCCCCAAATAGGTAAGAAAATTAACTTGCATCTGATATAGATGTATTCAGTATTGATACAAATTTTAGTAGTATTCCTTACCATAGTATAAGTTAGAATGGATTGATTGAATGAAAACCACTATTTCCAGCCTAATCGCTCTTGAGATCGGACACGTACAGAAATTAGCTGATGAGTGTGTAGCTGACATCCTCACCGATCTACCGAATGAGCAGATTCAGGTTGGTGTGAATGACACAACTGGCTTTATATTCGAACTTAACAACAAACGCTTCACGCTTCTCAATACCGGCTCCGGGTCTTTAGCCGTCAGAATCTGTTAACCCCTCTTCTCCCTGCGCGAATGGCTTAGTTCCCTGTTCGCGCAGTGCTACATTAAACACACTAGTAAATAATTTGTTTTCATAACAAAGGATTAGCCATGTCTAAAAAACGTTCCATCAAAGAGGTTCAGGACTTCCGTGACAGTGTAAAACGAGTAGTCGCTCTCCTTTCAGGTAAAAACATCCCTGTTGCAGAACGAGGGGACGACGCTTATGTACGCTATAACGATGATGGAGAGCCAATTCTCGTAAACATCCCATCAATCCCGGATAACGCAACACCGGCATTGATGAATGCTGTGCGCGGATTTCTCGATCATGAGGTTGCTCACATTTTGTTTACCGATATTCGTGTGTCCAACAAAATGAGAGAAAAAGGACGCGTTCCTTCCTGGTCGCTATGGAATGCCTTAGAAGACGTGTTCATCGAGCGAAAAATGGGTCAGGTCTTTAACGGAACAAGACGTAATCTGATGGCAACTCAGCGCCTTATAATCGAAAAAGTCTTTAAACCAAAGGCTTCAGAGGCTATTGCTTATTGTGGCAAAGATCAGCGCGCGCTTTTTCTAAACTTCTTTCTCTGTCCGGTTGTAAGAGCCTGGGATGGCCAAGCACCGTTCGTAGATTTCATGGATGAATATTGGCCTGTCATTGAGAAACCAATTTCATTATTAAAAGAACATGGTATCGATGTGGCCGTGCGTAACATGTCTTGCACCGAGGATTGTGTAAAGGTGGCTGCGACCATAGCTAAGATCCTCAAAGACACTGAAAGTGAAAGCAAAGGTAAGGAGTCAGCTCCGGGAAAAACTTCCGATCCTTCAGACGCTGACCAGACGGATGCCTCTGGAGAAAATAATGAAGATAACGAAGATCATGAGACACCCTCAGCGTTAGATAATCACAAATCTATCAAATCAGAATCACATAGTAAGCACAAACATGATAATAACGACAGTGATGATTCAGATAATTCTGAATCATCAGAAACAATATTCGATGATACAGAAAATGATAAAGAGGTATCAGATTCTGGTGCTTCTGATAACGCGGCGTCAGAATCATTAACCGCTGACCACGAAAAAAGAAAAACGACAGAAGACGGCTCTTCAGATATTCCAACTCCGTCAAAAATGAGTCTGGAAGAGGCTTTAGAGGAGCTGGATAGCATAGAAGATGAAGTCGGAGGCATGACAGAAGATGCTCTATCCGAAACGATTAAAAGCGAGTTAACAGAAAGCTCGAAAAGCGAATACAGGCCATACAATCGCTCATACGACTTCATCGGCTCGATTGATCAGGCAGAAGCCCATATCAAACGGCTTATTAAAACATTCTCCGATATTGATTTAGGAGGATATCCAATCAGCCGCTATCGCATCGTTCCTGAAGGCAACCAGCTCTTCGACAAATATATTGAAAAGCATCTTTCGTCAGGTGTTTCGTCGACGCTAGCAAAAGACCTGGAACGTGCAATAGCAAGCAGAAACAGAGTTCAGTTTATACCGGGCCAGCGTCGGGGGCGCATTCATGGTTCTAGTATCTACAGATTAGCAATGAATGATGATCGCGTGTTTCGTAAAAAAGAAGAATCTAAAGCCGTTAACGCCTGTGTTCAACAAGTGATTGATTTATCAGGTTCAATGAGTGGTATAACGATACAATTGGCTCTTGCAAGTGCATATACCATCGCCGATGCCCTTGATCGAATAAATGTTCCCAACATTATCACCGGCTTCACTACATTTGGTAGTCATATGGCGGCAGGAGAACTTAAGGCTGTCAAGTATGAGTTCTCTCGCTTTGAATCTTTAATGCTACCTATCATCAAAAATTGGAATGAAAAGGTAAATTCTCGCGAAGTTCGCTCACGTATGGGGTGCGTAGGCTACACATTCCCACTTCTTAATAACGTGGATGGTGAAAGCATAGCCAGCCTTGCATCGTTATTTTCCGGTCGCTTGGAGGACAGGAAGATCATGCTTGTTCTGAGCGATGGCGCGCCGTGGGCTGTTGGGAGAGGTTTTGACGCTCATTTGCGTTCGGTTGCGAAGCAAATTGAAACGCAGACTGACATTGATTTGATGGCAATTGGCATCATGACTGACGCACCGGAGAGATTTTACTCAAATCATGCCCTGGTAACGAGCGTTGATAGTCTTGGTTCATCTGTAGTTACTGAACTATCTCGTATCATTTTGAATTGAATAAAACAGCCTTAATGATAAGTAACCACTTACGATAGTTAATGGTATATTTATATAAGAAGTTGAACGCTCATTAGAGAACAAAGGAAAAACGCATGACGACTACTGCACTGCAAAATGAAAAAAATCATTCTGATTACCTTGTTTGCAAGTGGTGCGGCAAATCATTTCACTATTTTAAGTCCCATGTAGCCAATGGTAATTGCGAGGGCATTCCTGAGTCAGTAAAAGATGCCGATCCTGACACCGTACTGAAAATGTACACAACGCAGTTTCCAGATGAGCCAACGCTATCGAAAAAGGCACTTGATGCAATTCAAGCTAAACGTGCCGAGCAAAAAAGCGAAATGGCCAAATCTTCTGGCTTGACCAGTAGCCCTGGCTACACAGGCACAGTTGAGTACAAGACAGATCTGGTCGCAGCTCACGAACTGCTAAACGTAACGGTGGAAGAACTCGGAACAAAACGTGGGACGCCGCTCATGGTTAGCGTCAACGTCAATACGCCGTATCCAGAGTTCGTTCCCGAAGTGAAGAAAGGCTACGTATATGGCAACTTCGAACTGATCAAAGATATTTTCATGATGCTTGAACTTGGCATACCTGGCTATTTGTGGGGTCATGCAGGAACAGGCAAATCGTCATTGCCTACACAGCTATGTGCTTTGCTCAATCGTCCGTTGATCCGTGCCCAACATACAGCATCAATGGAAGAGGCACATGTTACGGGGCAAATTCTGGCGCGTGATGGCTCTACGTATTTCGAACCTGGCTTGCTTGCGCTCGCAATGAAGCATGGCTGGGTTTACCTCGCGGATGAATACGACTTTGCGTTTCCACAAATTCTTGGCGTGTATCAGCCAGTGCTGGAAGGTGAAGCGTTGGTCATCAAAGAGGCGACTCCAGAATGGCGTCGCATTACTCCGCATGAACGGTTTGCTTTCATTGGCACTGGCAACACGAACGGATCTGGTGATGAAACCGGCTTGTACCAGGGTACAAACATCCAGAACGCCGCGAACTTTTCGCGTTTTGGCATCGTTTCGAATGTGAAATACATGAGCAAAGAGGCAGAGATCAACATGTTGATAAATGCTGGCATCGTGGATGAATACGCTGAAAAGATGGTTAAGTTTGCCGGTATCGTTCGCGATGGATACGAAGAACACAACATCAGCCAACCGATTGGGCCTCGTGAGCTTTTGTTGTCGGCCAAGATTGGAATGATGAGAGGCGACTTTGTGACAGGTATTGAGCGTTCTTTCATTAACAAACTCCCTTCAGCTTCTGCACAAGCAGCTCGTGAAGTTGTTCAAAAAATATTTGGTTAATCGTGCGTAAAGGATGTTTCGGCTCTCTTATCGCTGCTTCTGAAACTGGTAAGGCTTGTCTGGTGTGTCCAGACAAGCCCGATTGTCACCAATCAGCAAAAGAAGTTGCGATTTCGATGCATGGGAAGTTCGTAGGCTTCCCCAATGACAAAATCAAAAAAACCAGAAAGGTAAAAACACATGAAGGCACTGATGGTTCGAACTGACTTCTCACTTGGGGAGTCGGCTTTAAAAGCGGAAAACGCGGTGAAGATTGCCAGAGAAGCTGGCTACACCGCTGTAATTTCAGCAGATAGCATGAATATTGCGAGTGTTATTCCACTACAACGTGCCGCTGGTGACGACATGGCGGTTATTTGTGGTGTGAAACTAAATATCGTTGATGATCCCACATACGAGTACCGGGCTAAACTTGCTAAAGAGTCTAAGGGATGTATGGAATCATTAGAGCGAGGACGTAACTACTCGTTTACCGCTCTAATTAAAAATGAGCAAGGATATCGCGACATCTGCGAACTAATGACGGTGGCCAACACACGAGAACAGTTCTACTTTGTACCGCGTCTCTCGCTCGAACAGTTGGTTTCTACATATGCCAAAGGCAACATCATCCTGCTCACTTCCGACATCGGTAGCGTGTTCCAACGCAACGATTTTGCAAAAATCATAAGCTCACTGATTACAGCAGGTGGAAAAGACAACTTCTATAGTGTGGTTTATCCGCACCCTACACCATTCTACGACCAGATTAACGTCCGGGCGATGAAAGTCGCCAGAGCACTGAAAATAGAGCCAGTAGCGTTCTATCCCGCTTATTACGAATCGATCGACGATGCAGACATTAAAGACATTGCGCACATGGTTACGAACAACATCAAAATCGACCAGCCGCATCGTCTGCGTATCCCCCACCAGCGAGATAACGCCGTCAATGGTCGCCGCCATCTCCTTGAGGCTCTTAAAGCCTTCTCCGTTCGCATGGATGTGCCGGTAACAGCTGCAATGGCCTCAACAACGCAGGATACCATTATCGATGCCTGCACATGGCGCTGGCATGAATTGCCACCAGCACTGCCAAAGATGGCAGACGACGAGCCTGCAACGCTGATGAAACTGGCCGTTGCTGGGCTGCGTAAACGTCTTACCACAAAAGAGTTTGGCTACACACCACCGGCTTCTGAGAACAGGATTTATGTTGAACGGCTTAAGTACGAAATGGACACGCTGACTCGCCTGGGATTTTGTGGTTACTTCCTGATGGTACGCGATCTGATGAATCACAGCCGTGAAACTGGCATTCCTGTCGGGCCTGGTCGTGGTTCCTCTGCCGGTTCTCTGGTGGCGTGGTGCATAGGCATAACCAACGTCGACCCAATCCGTCACGGTCTTCTGTTTGAGCGTTTCATCAACCCTGAGCGTCTCGACTTGCCAGATGCGGACTTGGACTTCAGCCAGGCACGTCGCCATGAGGTGATCGAGTATCTGAATGAACGCTACGGCGAAGATTACGTTGCAGGCATTCCGAACTTCACCTACCTGGGCGCAGCCTCTGCACTACGTGACACCGCTCGTATTTATGGTGTGGAGTCCGCAGATATGGCGGTATCAAAAGAACTGAAGAACGTCGAGGATGATAGCCTTCCATTGGAAGAGCTGCGCGAACAACTGGCAAGTCTCGACAAATACGCAACAAAATATCCTGATGCATTCAATGCAGCCTGCAAGTTACAAAGCCTTATGCGTGGCTTTGGTAGACATGCGGCAGGGATGATCGTAGCAGGTGTTCCTCTGACAGAACGTACACCGGTTGAACGCCGTGGTGACGCGCGTTGTATCGCATTTGACAAGCGTTACTGCGAGGCTATGGGCCTAATTAAGCTAGACGTGCTTGGCCTGGCAACTCTCGATTTGCTCGATAGTGCAAAACGCTACATAAAAGAGAACACAGGTGAAGATATCAATCTTGATGCCATTTCTCTTGAGGATCGCAAGGTGCTGGATGGTTTTGCTGCTGGGTACACTCAAGGTGTTTTCCAGCTTGAATCAGGCCCAATGCGCAAGCTGCTTAAAGATTTAGGTGGTGGAATTGAGCCAATGAGCTTTAAAACGGTTGTTGCTACAACTGCGCTCTTCCGGCCGGGGCCAATTCAGTCAGGCATGTTGGATGACTATGTTTCTGTCGCCAAAGGTTTTATGGCTCCACATTCAATTCATCCTCGTCTTGAGGAAACAACCAAAGAAACTAACGGCGTTTTGCTCTATCAAGAGCAAATTATGAAAAGCTCTCGTGTGCTCGCTGGATTCTCTATGGCGGAGGCTGATGCTCTGCGTTCCGCCATCGGTAAGAAGAACATGGAAAAGATGAAAGCGATCGGCAGCGATTTTGTAGAACGAGCACAAGCAGGCTGGGTGACACTGTCACTTGAAGACGGAAGCACAGTAGAAGTCCACAAAAAGGCCATGCTGCTGTGCTCTGACGGCAAACGCAGGACCTATGACGAAGCGATGAGTGACAACGCTGATATTGTTGATTTTGGAGTTTGACGGTGGAAGAAGTTTGGAAATCTATTCCTGAATTTGAAGGTTATTACGAAGCATCCAGTTTAGGACGCATTCGCTCATTAGATGTTATACAAACAGCCCCCAAAGGGGGCGAATGGGTGAAGAAGGGGCAAATCCTAAAACCTCGCGTAATCAATGATTTTGGACATCTTGGCGTGAAACTAAGCGTCAACGGCGTCAAATACGACCGCACAGTTCATTATCTGGTAGCAACTGCATTCCACGGAGAACGACCAGAAGGCTTACTTATTCGTCATCTTGACGGTAAACCATCAAACAATGCGCCCTTCAATCTCGCGTATGGCACTCAAGTCGACAACATGGCTGACGCCATTGCACACGATACCGTTGAGTTTGGTGAGAGGCGCTACAACGCCAAGCTAACCAACGAAGTCGTCATTGCTATTCGCATTAAAAAGTCAGAGGGTGCTCTGAACAAAGACCTCGCGGCCGAATATGGTTTAACTGAGCTTTATATTCACCATATCGTCACCGGGAAGAAATGGGCACGTATTGGTGGGCCGATCGTTGCCTCAAGGGCATCCAAAAAGCTGGATGACGAAGCAAGAGCTGAAGTGGTCGCCTTGCGCAAAGCTGGCGCAACCTACGAAAAGTTGCGAGAAAAATTCGGCATATCTAACACTCAAATCGCAAATATCTTAAAAAAAGCAAGCATTTGAAGCTAGCAACGGGAAAACACATGAAAATTGCAAAAGTTATTTCCGAGCAGGAAGGTCTTAGCCCTGAGAAAGCCCAGGAAATATGGGACGCCTTTGAAAAGTTCGGTGGATACGCCTTTAACAAATCACACTCTGTTGCTTACTCCTTGATCAGTTATCAATCTATGTGGTTGAAAACTCATTATCCCGCAGAGTTTTTCGCTGCTGCTCTCACTATTCTTGGCGAAGATAAACACCAGGGGCTGGTTAAAGATGCGCTGACCTATGGTATTCGCGTATTGCCACCAGACGTTAACGTGTCATCTAACCGAATCGAGATCCGCACGCTTGAAGATGGCAGCCAGGTGCTGTATGCGCCCTTCTCTGCTGTGAAGGGGTGTTCTGAGAATGGCTGCCAGGCCATCATGAGAGCGCGAGAAAAGGTTGGTGGCAAATTCGAGTCACTTGCGCAATTCGAAGAAGCTGTCGAGAAACGTGCCTGTAATAGTCGAGTGCGCGAATCGCTGCAAAAAGTAGGGGCGTTTGCATCCATCGAGCCAGGTAGTCTGCCAGCAACTGATCCAGAGCGCCTACGCGACCAGGCTGAATTGATGGGAAATCTTGTCATAGACGCAGTTAAAGCCTCACGTCCGTTTGAGATGAACCCCAAACGTTCGGCTGAGATTAACGTGCTCATGACACGGATGGCGGCTGAAATGGGCTTAGGTGATGAACTAATCCGCCCCAGCATTGGTATTAAGCCGAAAATCATGATCATTCTGGACAATGCGAACGGCAATGATGCTCGAACCGGTTACTTTATGGAGAACGGATACGACGATTTTAAGGCCAAGCTATTGACGGCTGGAGATTTACGCATGGGCGATCTCTATGTCACAGGCGTTTGCAAGAAGGTTAAAGACAAAGAAAAAGACTACACCAAAGACGAGATCGGCCAGTTCACCGACTTTATGCGTGAAGAGATCAATCTGGTGCGTCCGACCTATGTGCTGACGTGTGGCAGCCGGGCAACTTCATTGTTTAACAACAAAAACAAGCCATCCGATTTGGTCGGCAGGAAGGAGTATCTTCCAGACCTTGACGTTACTGTCTTTTACGGGTTTAACCCCAACATTCTTTACTTCAGACCTGAAGAGGGAGAACGACTAGAAGCTATATTAGCCGACGTAGCAGAAACTATTAAGACGTGATCCAATAAACATGGCCTCTATGGCCATGTTTTCCCTTATCCCCTCATATCCCCTATCCTCGAACTCCTTGCCTTATCATCACAATGATATAATCAATATAAAATGATAAGTAAAAGGGAAAGCACATGATCACCGATATTTACGAGAAAATAATGTCTGATCTCGAGTTTGACCGAGACAATCTGGAGGAAGTCTGGCGTAGACAACCCCGCCTTTTAATGGAGTATGGCTCAAAACTCGCTCATGCAGAAAGAAGTGTCGCAGAGGCAAAACTTAACCTTGAAGCTGTTGAAGCAAAGCTATACGACACAGAGCGTAAGAACTTGAGTATGAACGGCATTAAGTTCAACGAGTCTGTACTGGACGCTAAGGTTAAAACAAACCCACAGTATCTGTCTAAACGGCAGAAGTTGGATGAAGCACGGCACATCGCAGACATATACAAACATGCTGTCGCCGCCTTTTCGCATCGCCGAGACATGATCGTTCAGGCGTCAAAGATGGCCATCGTTGAATTAGAGCGATTAGGCTCTGAACGCTTTATTACTCCCCGTTGATTTTTGATAGATAATAAGTAAGTACTGATCTATTATTTAACAGTTCGAAAGAGCCACGAATGAACGAAAGCCCAACGCGCATAGCGCCATCGGCCAAATCACAACAAGGAGAAACACATGTCTAAGACATTACTTGATTTGCTTAACAAAACTCGTGAAGACATTGCTGCCAAACGTGGTAACAACGTTGATCTGACTCGCTTAAAAGACGGCGTCAACTATATCCGCATCTTCCCGAATAAAGACGACCCAAACGGTAAGTTCTTCCAGACTTTCGGTATGCACTACGTTAAGTATCAGAACGAGGAAGGTAAAGAAGCAACCAACGCTTATATTTGTGAGCAACATACTCACGGTCGCGCTTGTCAGCTATGCGAAATGGTGATGGAAGGTCGCGCTCGTCACAAGGGTAACAAAGCAATGGAAGAACGCATCGGTCAAATGCGTGCCACTCCTCGCTACCTGGTCAACGGCATTCTTTCAGCTCGTGAGGATTTCGCCGATGCAGAGAAATGCCAGTTAATCGAACTGCCTTCCACTGTATTCGATGATATCTGCAAAGCAATCACCGAAGACATCGCTGATGATATCGGTAATCCACTGAGCAAAGAGGAAGGCTACGCTTTCCTGATTAAACGTACTGGCTCTGGTCGCGATACCAAATATGACGTCTCGCCTAAGCGTAAAGTCTACAAAGGCGATATCGAAGATAAATTCTGGAATACCCAGCATGATCTGATCGCATACGCAAATCAGGCTGATGAAACTCGTCTTCTCTCGACAGTTCGCACTATGGGTCGTCTGATTGGCATCGCAGCACCAACTGCCTCTGCATCGGCACCAGCAATTTCCTCTACCGCGAAAACATCGGCCGCGGCACTGCCTGGATTTGGCTCTGTCACTGGTCATACAGAAGGAGCGACGGCTGTAGCAACCGCACACACACCGGCTTCTGAACCAACCAGTCTGGTTGATGAAGAAATCCTCCGTGCCGTTGAAACTGAATTTAAACCAGAGGCAAGTTCCGCTGCCGTTACCGTATCAGTCAAAGAGTCTGAAGCAGTCGCAGCGACATCTGTAGCAACCGCATCTGCGACGGAAGATGAAGGTATTGATGACCTGCTGAGAGAACTGGACTCTCTGTAATCCCATTACGTGACCAGTAAGGCGTCTACGGACGCCTTACTTTTTGGAAGGAATGTACCGGTGAATTATCTCTTCGTAGATGGCAATAGCCTGGGTTATTACCACCAAAAATCTGACAAATTGTATAACGGCGAAATGGAAGTACAGGCTGCTTTCGGCTTCGTTAAGAACGTTCGTCGTTATGCCTCCATCCTCCATGCCCGACCTATGATTCTTTGGGATGGATTTAGTGACAAGCGTCGCGACTTTTACCCGGATTACAAGGCAAATCGCGACAACGACCCTGATATAAAAAAGATGAAGGAAGGCTTTGCTATCCAGAAGCCATACATCCTCAAAATGATGACCGCGCTTGGAGTTACCCAACTCATTGCAAAAGATGCAGAAGCGGATGATCTGGCCGGGCTGCTGGTATCCAGTATTGCACCGCAGCCAATCGTTGAACACATCTATCTGTTAACAGGCGATAGCGACTGGCTTCAGTTAGTTCGCGAAAACGTAAGCTGGGTAAGCCTGCGTGAAGACGCCAAAAACAAGCAGGTTAATTTTGAGCAATTTGCGGAGCTGACAGGATTCGCCACGCCTCGCGCATTTTTGGAAGCAAAAGCATTACAAGGCGATAACTCGGACAACATTAGCGGTGTTGGAGGCATTGGTGCTGGCGGTGCGAAAGAGCTGCTGCATGAATGGGGAAGTGTCGCAACGATGGTACGCGGCATCAACGACGGCTCAATCGTGGTTAATAAAGGGCGTCATAAGACCGCCTTCAACAAACTAGCGAAGAATGCCTTCAACGAGAAAACAGGCTGTCGAATGCTCGAAGCGTTCAAGAGAAACATCACGCTAATGAACCTGATTGAGACGAAGTTTCCGCCTACCGAAATCGAAACAATCAAAGGCAATCGTGACGTGAAAGCATTCGAGCAACTGTGCTACGAGCTGAATTTCCGTTCGTTCCTTGAAGACCTTGAAGTGTTTGTTCTTCCATTCGAAAGGTATTGCTAATGCTTAAATCGATTATTAATGGCGCTACCACCACCCCTACCCAACTGGCAAAAGAGATTGTCTTTTATCACGGTGAGTACGCTGTCATCGCACTGCCGTCAATTCTAGGCACTGCCGGAATGAAAGCGACAGATCGCGAGTTTGGATTAGTCAGCGAGCAGGTCGTAAAAATCCTCGCTCGTGTATCCAGACTCCTTAACCACGATGCGATTGTATTCGATGAATCCGCCGCTTTAAAACGAATCAACGAAACAAAAGGAGCCTGATCATGGCAAAAGGAAAATCCGCACTGGCACTTGCTCTGAAAAAGAAAATCGGTAGCAACGACGAAATTCAGAAAGTAACTCATTGGATTGACACAGGCTTTCCTCCGTTAAACAAAGCTATTTCCGGTCGTTACGATGGCGGCTTCCCATGTGGTCGTATCGTCGAAGTATTCGGTCCTCCAAGTGCGGGGAAATGTGTTACCGCAGACACCATGCTGCTGACGGAGCGTGGAATGGTAACAGTGAAAGAGTTGTTTGAGATTGAAGGGTACAAAGCGACATGCACTACTCGCGATGTAGAGCATAACGTTGGACTCATCAATGAAAATGGCGTGATAGAGAAGACCTCACACCTGACATGGAACAACCATCGCAAATTCAAGCGTATTAAGCTGGCATCAGGCGGTTATATCGAGGCTACGTTCCGTCACCCAATCCGTGTGGTTGACGACTTAGGTAATGTCGTCTGGCGACATGCTGAAAAAATCAGTGTAGGCGACACGATTCCTTCAATGGTTGGCACACATCAATTCGGCGATCAGCACCTGGATGCCAATATCGCAAAACTGATGGGCTATTTAATTGCTGACGGATACGTGGCCTCTGAAAATTCAGTGAATTTTTCTAACACAGATCCTTTCATCAAGGATGAGTACTACCGCCTCATTTCGCTGGTATCAGACAAGATGCCAGTTACGAGAAAACATAACGGCTCGGAAGACCATGTGCTGTTTAGCAAAGAGGTGCGTTCGCTGCTTTTTAAAGAATATGGTCTGGAGTATGAGAAAGCTGCTGGCAAGCAGGTTCCGTTGAGTGTGCGTCGCGCCAATAGCGAGGCTCAAATTGCATTCCTTCGCGGCTACTTTGAGCTGGAATGCCACGTCAATGATGGTCGCTGCATTGAGGTTGTGAGCGCGAGTGGGCTGCTGCTACAGCAAATTCGCCTCATGCTCCTGAATCTGGGGATTACGTCAACTATCTCTGAAAAACACGTCGCGGGTTATGAAAATACATATTACCGGCTGTCATTCAGTGGCTCTAATTACGACCTTTTTCTGTCAACGATTGGTTTCGAATCTCCGGCACGTTTATCAGTGGCAACCAAACGGGACATTGGTTTTGACCGCACTTACTCAGGCTATGTTCCGCACATCAGCGGCTTAGTGAAATCACTCTACGAGTCGCTCACCAAGACCACCCGTGAAGACTACGCTCTGGTAGACCACGTTATTGGCCGCGGCGATCGTGTCGGAATAGACAAACTGCGAGAAATCTATGTCTCCTTCATTGGCAGAAAGAATCGTTTTAACGAGCATCTGTTTGCACAACTGGCAGCGGTAATTGGCTCTAACTTGTTCTACGACGAAGTCGTGGCTATTGAGGAAGGTGAAGCACCAACGTTCGACGTAGCGATGCCGGAAACACACTCTTTCTGGTCTAACGGGATTATCAGCCACAACACATTCCTTGCAACAGCAGCGATGATCTCCGCTCAAAAACAAGATGGTCTGGCGGTATTCCTCGATCATGAAAACAGTTTTGACGTTGGCCTGGCTGTAGCCAATGGCCTGAACGCAGATGAGGATGACGGTCAGTGGGTGTACAAGCAGCCAGATACCTTCGAAGACTCTGTAGAGTTGATCGGCACAATACTTAAATTGGTTCGTGATGAAGAGCTTATCCCCGAATCAGCACCTATCTGTATCGTGGCTGACTCTCTTGCGTCTATGGTTCCGAACTCCAAAGCCGAGAAGTTCGAAAAGATGGCTGAAGGCACAGCCAAAGACAAAGATCAGCTAAACATGAACGACAATACGGCACTGGCTCGTGCGACGAGTGCGAACTTCCCTACTCTGGCTTTGTGGGCACGCAAATACAACGCCTGCATCATCTTCTTGAATCAGGTTCGCACAAAAATCGGTGTAATGTTTGGCGACCCTACTACGTCGCCAGGTGGAGATTCACCGAAGTTCTACGCTTCTGTACGTATCCGTCTTGGTGCATCGGTGATGAAGGATGGTAAAGAGAAGATCGGCCAGGACGTAGGCGCAGAATGCATCAAAAACAAAGTTGCACCACCGTATGGCAAATGCACCTGGAAATTCTACTTCGATCCTACTCGTGGCCTCGACGTTATCGAATCGCTCGTCGAGTACATGCTGGAAGAAGGATACCTGCCAAAGAACGCCAGCGGTCGAGTAGAAATTGGTGACAAGAAATACACCAAATCACAGATCGTCGAGATGTATCGGGAGAAGCCACTAGCTGAAATCATTGCGGCTTTACAGGCAATCGACGACCGGAGATCAAAAGACAATCCCACCGAGTCAGTAGAAGAGTAAACACAAGGCGTCCACAGGACGCCTTTTTTATCTCTTGAAAATATATAAGTGCTTACTTATCATTTTCACATAACAACCACATAGGAAAACACATGATCAAAATCTATCTATTGGCAGTAACCACAGGCCTTTCAGTGGCTCTCATCTACGGTTTACTGGTTCCGTCGCTGATTTCTACCAAGAGTGATTTAGCAGTCATGTTTGGAGTTATCGTTGGTTTTGGTGCTCCTGTAATCGGTCTTATTGCTGGTCGTAAGTTTATTAACTCATTAATCAAAGCAAAGGGGAAATAAGTAATGAAGAAAGGTTTACTTGCAGTTGCTCTGGCGGCTATTTGCACAATGGGTCTTACTGGCTGCGATCGCGTGGAGCCTGGATACGTTGGCATCAAAGTAAACAAATTAGGTGAAGACAAAGGGATTGGTGAAGTGGTTGGCGTTGGTCGCCAATGGACAGGTCTTAACACCGAACTTTACGTATTCCCGACCTTCAAACAAATGAAGACCTACGACGAGCCGTTCACATTCCAGATGAGTGACGGTACTGCTATTGGTCACAAAATTGGCGTTGCGTATCTGGTTAATCGTGACAAGGTAACGACGGTGTTCCAGACCTATCGCAAAGGCGTAGACGATATCACCGAATCAGATCTGCGTCAGAAAATTGCCGACTCTCTAAACCGTTTGGCCAGCCGTATGACCACTGACTCATTTATCGACGGTGGTAAGGCACAATTGCTGGACAACGCACTGAAAGATATTCAGAAAGAGATGTCTCCGGTTGGTATTGAGGTACTGAGCCTGTCATGGGTTGGAAAGCCTGATTACCCAAAAACCGTCATAGAATCTATCAACGCCAAAGTAACGGCTAACCAGCGTACTCTGCAACGTCAGCAGGAAGTAGAACAACGTAAAGCTGAGGCGAATATGCTGCGTGAACAGGCTAATGGTGAAGCTGATGCTATCCGTGCTCGTGCGCAGGCAGAAGCAGATGCCATTCGTCTGCGCGGTGAAGCTCTGCGTCAAAACCCGAACGTTATGGAACTGGAAGCCATCAATAAATGGAATGGTCAGTTACCGCAGTACATGACTCAAGGCGCTAACACTCCTTTCATTACAGTGAAATAACTCTACTTAAGAAGATCAGGCGTCCAGTTGGACGCCTTTTTTATCGCAATTATCTTATTAAGAAAACAATTTGTTTAAAAGGATAAGAAAACATGACAGCTATTAAGAAACTCTACGATGCCGCAAACGTGGCTCTGGATGTTATTGATGATGAAGTAGCAAAAGGCTTTCCTGAACCTGATTGGGCGCATCAGCTACGAAACGCTATCGCAGAAATGACCCCACCAGATCCAACCCCCGACGAGACAGACTGGCAGCGATTCATCCGTATGTACGCTCAGGAAATAGGTCCAACGCCAACGGCAGAGCAAGCAATGCTGCTGAAATACTTCAAAGAGGCGGGAGAGGATTTACCAATTGATAACTCAGCATATTGGTTCCACTGCGCATGGCGTAAGTATGACGTGATATTCACACAAGGCATGGGGAGCAAAGATATGGTTGTGTGGCATCTACTCCATATAGACACAGCCGTTGACAGAGTTATTGAACAGTTTTTCCCTAAACAAGACGATTGATCGCCTATTCATAACTAACAAAATAAGTAAACACTAACCACAAAAGGAAAAACACATGAGAGTTTTAGTTCGAATCGTTACCAGCACTGTCTATGACGCATTTCCGCTTTTTATCGTCAAAGCCGATGGCCTTAACGACGAAGAAATTGACGCGCTGATCCAGCGTATTCTCGTTGAATATACAGGTCATGACGCTGATTCAGTGATGGTTGATGATGATGGTGTTTGTTGGCATAACGGCAACTGTTGGTATGTAGAAGAGACTCAACAAATCAGTGATGAAGATGCCGCACATCTTGAGCGTATTCTAAGCATCAGCACTTTTGAGTGAGTTTACAGTAAAATTTATATAAGTTAGTATCTACCTATCATGAAGATTTTTATTGAATACTTGTTGCTCATCGTGTCAATAGCTTTTGTCATCGACTGCATTTTCACTGGTGTCATTCGTAAAGTCTTTTCCCCGGTGAACGACGTAGTCATAAACGCTTTGGCTATCGTGCTCGTATTTAATTCAGCATTTGATGTAATCAAAGAGGTGGCAGCATGAAGGCCATCCCATTCGCGCTGTTGTTCCTTTCTTCGATCGTTGTGGCCGACACCACTGTTTATCAGTGTGAAATGTCTGTAGCCGACGTTAAGAATGGCGCTCTTACCGACGTCATAAAAGCACCATATGGAGCGATGGTCGTAGACAGCGGCGACCAGTTCTATGTTGTGCGTGACGATCGAGTATTGTCATCCCCATATCTCACAAACCGTAATGGCAAATTAACCGGCGTCGGAGAAGACCACTTCGTATACAACAAATACAAGGGCTTCTATGGCGTTCACGCTTCTCAGCAAAGCTACCTTTTCGATGACTGCAAGGAGGTTGGATAATGGCATTAACACTAGCAGGTCTGGAAATCGAGAAAACAAGCGGATACTGGCGTGCTAAGGGTTTCAAGCAGCCTGGCGTTCTTGAGCGTCTGGAGCGTGAAGATGGGTATATCGTCCACCAGCGGCGTGAATGGCGTATGTACGATCCAGAAACAGGAAAACTGACTACAAAAGCCGGAACACTTTGGGGTCTGTTAAAGAAAATACACTAATAGCACCAACCACTGCGGTGAGTAGCCAGCTCACCGCATTCGTATCAGCTCATTATCCACTGTGGTCTGCAGTCCTCTCTTCCTACATATCTGCTAACCACTGTAGCGAGTAGACAGCCTTTCATTCGCATCAAACAACCACTATGGTGAGTATTGGAGTGAGATGTCCAGCGGGTATCCACTATGGTGAGTAAGCCTTTGCTGTTTTCAGTGGATATCCACTCGCCACAGTGGATACGCTCAAAGATGAGGGCGACAACAACCACTATAGACAGTAAATTTTCCAAGATACCCAGTGACCACTAACCTCGCAGCCCTTGTTTCATCAGTGTTAGTGATCACTAACATTTGATTCAGTATTTGCATTCTACTGCCTACAGTGGTTATCAACAGATAACGATACTCACTATAGTGGATAGCGAATTACAGATATAAGTAAGGCTCACTACAGTGGATAGTGAGCCTTACTACTAACTACAGTGGTTGGGCTATTTGCGAGTCTTTGCCTTGCGCAACTCTTCGAGAAGCGCCAGTTCTTCTTTACTCAACATGACCATTTTGCCTTCTTTTTCGTCAGGCACAACGTCGATAATGTCATCTTGATTCTCATCTGGGAGGCTATATTCCGTCTCATCATTATCGATTTTTGTTGATATTTGTGCCTGGCGTAACTTTGGCCGCCTATAGTGGATGACGAAGTAGACCGAGTTTCCGCGCTTAACTTCCGTGTAATCGAGATATCCTATCTCTCGCAGCTGTTCCATAGCCTTTCTTACCGTCGCATTCTGAGTAATAGTGCGACTTGTCAGATTAAGTCTGGCGCGTAAACGGGCTAGTGATATTGGTGCCGGATCAGGCGGCAAACTTTCAATAAAAGTATAAAGCGCCTGAGCGGATTCTTTTCTTGAGAGTTCGTTTATAGCCCGGAGTTGCAGAAGAACCTTTTTGTCGAACTGGTAGAGTTCGAAAATCTTGGGATCTGCTTTCAGTTCGACCGTATCGTGCTTGACACTATATTTTGCCGTTTGCACAAGATGCGTTACGTAAAACTCATCAGAGCCTTTGCTACGGAACGAGATGGTATTTGTGGCAATACGGCTTAGCGAACTGTCCAGGCGTTTGCGTAACTTCGCTGATGACCTGGCGGTCGGAATGCCACACAGCCTTACAAACTCAACGAACGGCAACGTGACAGTATCGCCAACGACCTTGTGTTTGGCAAACGCGTGGATTATTCCCACCCACGTTTTAAAGTCGTTATCCATATCAAGCCGAAGGCCAGAGATCCTTATGTCTTCGTACCCTTCGGCTTTTGCCAGAGACAGCTGTTTGAGTTCAGCAGAGGCATCCATAGAGACCATTTGCCCCTTTCTTCCTCTGGATGTCGATTTCAGCGTCGGAACGAAGAGGCCCAGACGCATCAAAGCAACAGGCTGAACAGTGTTATTAGTGTTAGGAACCAACGTAACAACTTCGCCTGTCTTTTTATCTGTTTCTGAAAATGCTTCAACGATCGCTATGTTTTTATTGCCGTTTTCGCTCATTCCAAATGTCTCTTGTTATTCGACGGCTTTGGTGGCCTTTGCTGATTACAGTGGATAGTAGCACTCATCACAGCGGTTATCCTACCGTCTATAGTGGTTTTTCTCCTCTCTATAGTGGTTGCTTTGCTCCCTATAGTGGATTATTCGCTCTCTATAGTGGATATCGATCATGTCTGAAGGCAGATGGCGCAACGGTTTGAGGTGGGCGGGGATCTTATTGGGTCTTTATGGGTCTCTTTGGTTCTCTTTGTGATCTGAATTACTGGATCGGGCCTGTGGATAAAAATCAGAGGATTTCAAGAACAGGTAACTCTACTCTTCTGTGGATATTTAAGGACATAAGAATCATGACTAAGAGTAGAGTTTAAAATATATCTATGTATATCAGTATGTTAATGAAGAATTAAGTCATTAAGTTATCCATAAAAGACAATGTGCTCTACTCTCTACAGTGGATATATACAGCTCTCCAGAGTGGTTGTTTTACTCTTCATAGCGGTTATTCAGCTCTCTACAGAGGTTTCTTTGCTCTCCATAGTGGATGGCAACACCCTTTCAGACCAGTAACCGCAACGGCTAGAGGCGATCGGGGATCTCTTTGGATCTTCTATTTGATCTTACTTGGGATCTCTTATTTGGATCTATCCAGTGGATAACTGGGATAAGTAAAACAGGCAAATGCAGATTAAGGTATGCCTAATGAGTTATCGTAGCATCGGCCAATAACTACTGAAAAAACGATTATGGATCTAAAACGCACGCGCTGGGTTCGTCGTCTTGAGGACGGCTCCTACACTATCGAATCAAATTCCAACCTGAATAAGCAGAAGTTACTTTGTGATATCTGCGGTATAGCGGCGAAGTGCCCGATCTACGAAACCAGAATTAAACTTGATAAGGCTGGTGTGAACTTTCATTTGAATAGTTGTATCAGGTACGTTCCATTGCTCGCATTTCGTAAACCGATCATCGGATTGGATGCGCCCTACTTCAACACACTCCGTTCAGGAGTAACGTGGCGAGATCGTTTATCACCAGACAAACTGATTTGCCTTGTATCCGCAGATACAGGAAAAATCATTCGTTTTGGGAAAGTAGACAAGGTTTACTCAGGCCCAGTTGACGAGATGTTGCGGAAACACAGCCGGTTTAATCACCTCTGCATGGGTGGTGAGAAAATCGAGAAGGTTGAAGAAGTGATCCGCAAATCCTACGGACACTTCCTGACCAAAGATAGCCTGCTCACTGCAATCTACATCAGACATGTAAAACGTGAGTTCGACCTTGAATACCATAGCGAAGAAGAACTGAACCTTGTCGATCCACGTCCTAAAGCTGGCGTCATAAGCATAAATGCAGCGCGTAAAAAGCCCACTGACGCGCTGTAACCCTCCAGATCGTATATTGGCGTAGATAGAATCTACGCCCCCTCAAAATAGCTCTCATAGCGTTCTACAGTGATCCAGTCTTATTTTTAGTCATACAGACAAGCAAAGTTGCGCCACGATAAATAGGTATATACTTACTTATAAATTTTGTATATTAAGGCGCTCGTTTCATTCCTAACATACCGTTATGCATAGTTGTTTACCTCCTCATTGCTCTTAGAATTTGTATCAAAATAACCACAAAGGAAAAACACATGACTTTGCCATACGGCGTCATTTCTGACTGCCACTACCACAAATGGGATGCGTTCTCCACGACGAACGCTGAGGGGCTTAACTCCAGACTTGAAATACAGTTGGAAGCAACGAAAGAAGCAGCCATCGCCATGAAGAAGGCCGGTTGTAAGTACATGTTGGTTGCCGGTGATACATTTCACGTCCGAGGAACTGTGTCCCCTTCTGTTTTGCATTACGTAACTGAAACGTACAAGTGGATTATCAACGAGCTTGATCTGACAGTAGTAATGCTGGCCGGTAATCACGATCTTGAAACCAACGATTCAGTATATAGCGCCAACGCAGCAGCATCGCTGAGTTCTATCGGCGTGGTAATCGTATGTGGCAATCGCCCACACTCAATAAAAATTGGTGATGTGACTGTCCACCTGATTAGCTGGCGTAACAATCATGCGGAGCTTATCAGCGATCTGAAAGCATTACGTAAGAGCGTAGAAGGTGATAATCATGACGTTGTTATCCATACATCCATTAACAAAGCCATTCCAACAATGCCTGACGTCGGTATCGATGCGCAGGAGTTAAAGGATATCGGCTTTCGTCTCGTGCTTAGTGGGCATTACCACAACCACAAAGAGGTCATTCCTGGAGTTATCAGTGTCGGTGCACTGACTCATCAAAATTGGGGAGATGTTGGATCTCTGGCTGGCTACATGATCGTAAACCCGGACGGCAGTTTCAGTCACTACGAAACCAGTGCGCCTAAATTCATTAACCTGGAAGATGATGTTGCTGATGACCAAATTCGCGGCAACTACGTGCGTTTCCGCGCCGTAATTGAGAACGATGAAGAAGGCATTAAGTACCAGAACATCCTCAAAACAATGGGTGCAAAAGGTGTCGTGTGCAACTTCATCCGTAAGTCATCAATGATGGAAGGGACAGCCAGCACAACTGAAACCAGCAAAATCGATAGCCTGGGAGAGTCGGTATCTGCTTATTGCAAGATTGTCCACGATACTGACGGCGGATTTGATCTGAGCAAATTGGATATTTTGTGTCAGGAAATCCTCACCGAAGCGGAGAGTTCGGAGGCTGTGTGAAGCAAAGTCGTTATGGGAGCTTTCGAGACTTTGCCATCACGATGAAAAGACTTGAACGAGGCCAGACGGTGATGTTTCACAAGCCCTACCCGCCACAAGGAAATCCCGTAGCGTTTTATCTTGGAAGGTTAACAAGAAAAGGCGTATTGAGGCGCAGATCCTTCCCGGCGCATACGGAGTTCAGATTGAAAGAAGGCCAAAAGCTAACACACGGTATCAGAGGTGTTATATGAAGTTTTTAAAGCTCCAGGTTGAGAATTTTATGGCTATCGCCAGCGCGGAGGTCGAGTTAGATCAGCGTGGTTTAGTGCTTATTCAGGGTGTTAATAGTGATGATAGTTCCGCATCAAGTAATGGCTCTGGAAAGTCAACGCTAATGAATAGCCTGATGTGGTGTCTTTATGGCGAAACAGCTCATGGTGTGAAGGGTGACGATGTGTTGTCTACCGACCATGAAAAGAACTGTCGTGTTGCAGTAACCATCGAGGATGAAGGCAAGAGATACGCAATCATTCGTCACCGTAAACACAAAGAGTTCAAAAATCGTCTTATCGTTCGTGGTGAAGATGGCGATATGACGAAAGGCAAAGATGCGCTGACGCAGGAGTTCGTCGAGCGTCTGATCGGTGCATCTAAAGAGGTTTTCATGGCTTCCATCTATGCGAGCCAAGAAGCTATGCCAGATTTACCTGGAATGTCCGACAAAAACCTCAAAACCATCGTAGAAGAAGCCGCTGGCGTTGACAGACTGACACGCGCCTACGCTATTGCTCGTGAGCGAGCTAATGCAGCTGCCGCACGTATGGATGTGGTTAAAACCAAATTGGAGTCGACAATCTCGACCATTGAGGCAACACAGTCAGAAATTGAGTCAGCGAAAGCCTCCTCTGAATCATGGGAGCAAGAGCGTTCTAAACGTTATGACGATGCCCTGGCTGGGCTGGCCAGTGCCGAAGTTGAGTTAACGGAAGTTGAACTTGAGATCCGCACTCTTCCCGAACAGATACGTGATACCGAGAAGGCAATCGAAAGTGAGCGCAAAAAGTTAGCCTCAAAAGAAGAACATGACGCCAAGTTGCTCAAAGTTCGTGGTGCGATAACTGATATTCGGGCAAGCATCAAAGCTACAGAAAATAGTCAGGCTGATGCAATGAACCGCGCGCGTAATTTTAAGACCAAAGCAGAAGAGGTTGGTACTAAAGTGGGATCACCATGCCCTACTTGTGGCAAAGCCTACTGCGAAGAAGATCTATCAACGGTGAAGGAGAGTTTCATTGAACAAGCACGTCAGGAAATTGGTCAGGCGAAGACACTTGCAGAGGCAATGGCTAAACACAAAACGAATCTTGAGAAAGCGTTAAGCATTGAGTCTGCCCTTGTTAAAACGACACCTGATGTAACGGCTATCATTGCCCGGATTGAAGAGCTTACGAAACAACTCTCATCTTTGCGTCATCGTGAGAAGGAGGTTGTTGCTATTGAGTCTCTTGTGACTCGTGCTCGTACTGAGGTCGATCGTATATCAAAAGAGATTAATCCGTTTATTGCTCTTATCGCCAGACACGAAGATAACTTGGTATCCAGTAAGTCTACCTTCAAGTCCTTAAAAGATGAGTTGAAGGCTATTCAGGAACAAACGTTGCTATTGGAAAAAGCTCGTCAGGTCTACTCTCCTGCCGGGGTGCGTTCTCATATTTTGACGTCTGTTACGCCTTTCCTGAATACACGCACTGCCGAGTATCTCAATACGTTGTCTGACGGGAATATTACTGCTGAGTGGTCGACGATGGATGTCACTAAAAAAGGTGAGTATCGCGACAAATTCAACATTAGTGTGCAGAAGAAAGGTTCAAGTAAGTCGTTCCAGACCCTCTCTGGTGGTGAGAAGCGGAAGGTTCGCATTGCGTGTTCTTTGGCATTGCAGGATCTGGTTAGTAACCGGGCGAGTAAAAACATCGATTTGTTTATCGGCGACGAAATTGACGATGCACTCGATACAGCCGGTCTTGAACGCCTCATGGGTATTCTGGAGTCCAAAGCTCGCGAGCGAGGTACTGTGCTGATTATCTCCCATAAAGAGATGAAGTCATGGTTCCGGGAAACTATTACGCTGGAAGTTAAAGAGGGGCGCAGCTATGTCGTTTAAATTAAGCCGCTCGCAGTTTTTGCAGGTATTTGCAGTGATGCAGTCGATAAAACTGATCAATGGGCATACTTCCAATGGTGCGGCTCCACGTATTCTGTGGGGAAGCAACAATATTGACGGAGTACAATTCGCCGCGTTGCTTGGTCTAATATCCGAGACGCCATTGATGCAAAGTTTGAAATCACTACCACCTGGATGTATTGCGCCGATCCTGATTAATCCTTTTGTTGAGGGGGGATATCTTCCCAACGTCGGGCCTGGGTTTATTGCATCCCATGAAACTGAAGATCTTAACATTAATAGCGAAGGGTTCTTTGGGGGAATGGGTGCGCATCACTGTATGGCTTTCACGAACCTTATTCGACTTGCCAATAAGCGGGTGGATAGTTTGGCATCGCCAGGTGATGCTTTTACTGGTTTCCTTATCCAAAGGAGGGATAAAAAGTACAGTGCGGACAAACTACAGTTTGTTGGTAAGTATGGAGAAATGGTAGAAATCGAACTTCAGCTCCCTCATGTTTTAGCAAACGATAGTGCAGACAGTCGGAGGCTATTGGGCATCATGCGTCATTTCATAGCAAGTGGTGTTAAACATGCCGCAGATAAACGTGTCACGCAGGAAAATGAGTATTCAGACTTTGCAAACTATCCCCAACCAACGTTGCAAACGGCAATAGTAGCCAATTCGTTGGAGGCGAGATTATTGGAAAACCCTATATGGGGAACATGGTAAGGAGACTATATGAGTAAAAAAATCAGCGTAGTTGGTGTTGATCCCTCAATGAGCAACTTTGGGCTTGCTGTGGGCACTTTAGACCTTGAGACGGACGAACTTGAGATTCACGGCCTTACTCTTGTTGAGACTAAAGCGGGGAGTAACAAAAAGACCGTTCGTGTGAACAGTGACGATCTGCGCCGCGCCAGTGAAATATGGCGTGTTGCGAAGCCAATCATTGATAAGGCAAATATGGTTTTTTGTGAGCTACCGGTTGGGAGCCAAAACTCTCGTTCGCAGACGTCTTACGGTATTTGTATCGGTGTACTTGCGTGTGTGGATAAGCCATTGATCCAGGTTACTCCAAACGAAATCAAGCATTTTGTCGGCAATAAACTTACTACATCGAAAGAAGAGATTATCCAGTGGGCTACGAAAAAACACCCTAAAGCACCGTGGCTGCGTCGTAAGCAATCTGGACAGGATGTTCTCGTGAACAAAAACGAACATTTGGCTGATGCGGTGGCTGCCATCCATACCGGTATGCAAACAGATCAGTTCCGCCAGGTGCGCGATGTTCTTAAGTCTCTCATTTGATTTCATTGATAGGTAAGTGCTTATCTATTAACATGGGCCACTATATTTAGTGGCCCTCTTTATTTGGTGATACATGATAAGCATCGTAAAACGTAACGGCCAAACAGAGCCGTTATCCGAAGAAAAATACAACCGCGTCGTAATGTATGGCGTAGAAGGCATTCGTGGTGTAAGCGCATCCGCTGTAGCAATGGGAGCTGCGGCCAGCATTTTTGATGGGATTACCACCAGCCAGTTGCATGAGGCTTTGGTTAAATCTGCCGCTGATTTGATCTCACCAGAAGCACCAAATTACTCACAGGTGGCTGCCCGCCTGAACATTTTTAAAATCCGCAAAGATGCCTTCGGTCGTTACGACTATCCGAACTTCTACCAACATATTGTCAAGAACGTTAACAAGGGCGTTTATGACAAGGATTTGCTGACACATTATTCGTTTGAAGAGATCGAAGAACTCGGCAATTACATTAAGCCGAAACGTGACGATCTTTTTGGCTATGCAGCTACGGTGCAGTTGCAAAGCAAATACCTCGTTCAAAACCGTGTTACTGGTGAGATTCATGAGGGGCCGCAACATATCTATATGCTGGTAGGCATGTGTCTGTTCCAGAATTGGGAAGACGACTGCGCTGGCAAAACACGTATGGAGATGGTCAAAGGTTTCTATGACGTTACAAGTACGTTCAAACTGTCTCTGCCCACACCAATCATGGCCGGCGTCCGTACTCCAACCCGTCAGTTCTCCAGTTGTGTGCTGATTGAGTCTGGCGATAGTCTGAAAGGGATTAGTGCAGCTTCAGCCGCAATTATCGACTACGTTTCACGTCGTGCTGGAATTGGTATTGGTTTTGGCCGTATCCGTGCGCTGGGCAGCGAGATCCGCAATGGTGAAGCCACCCATACTGGAGTTATTCCATTCCTGAAGCATTTCCAGACGGCTGTTAAATCTTGTTCGCAAGGTGGTGTTCGTGGTGGCGCAGCAACAGCGTTTTACCCGATCTGGCATCTTGAAGTTGAAAGTCTGCTGGTGGTGAAAAATAACCGTGGTATTGATGAAAACCGCGTTCGCCATCTTGATTACGGCGTCATGAGTAACCGTCTAATGTACCGTCGACTCGTCAGAAGCGAGAACATCACTCTGTTCAGCCCGCATGATGTGCCTGATATGTACGAAGCCTTCTTCACAGACCAGGAGCTGTTTGAAAAGCTGTACCATAAATACGAAGCCGATGATTCAATTCGCAAGAAGTCAGTACCTGCCATTGAGCTGTTCTCATCTCTGATGCAGGAACGAGCGTCCACGGGCCGAATTTATATTGCGAACGTCGATCATATTAACGAGCATGGCGCTTTCATTCCTGCTCTTGCACCTGTTCGCCAGTCAAACCTGTGCATGGAGATCACTCTACCCACTCGTCCACTGGCATTTACCGACGACCCGAACGGTGAGATCGCGCTATGCACTTTATCCGCTTTTAACCTCGGAGCCATCCGTTCACTGGAGTCTCTTAAAGAGGTGGCGTTCTATGCCGTTGCTGCACTGGATTCGTTACTGGATTATCAAGACTATCCGATGGAGGCAGCCGAAGTGCCTGCCAAAGCTCGTCGTAGCTTGGGAATTGGTGTAACCAACTTTGCTTATTACCTGGCAAAGAATGGCGTTCATTATTCTGATACCGCTGGCAATAAACTGGTGCATGAAACGTTCGAAGCTATCCAGTATTACCTTCTTGATGCCAGCTGCCGACTTGCTGAAGCAAAAGGTGAGTGTGACTGGTTTGAGCAGACCAAGTACGCAATTGGTCAGTTGCCGATCGACCATTACCGTTCTTCATTAGACGAAAGTGGCGAAACCAACTTTGAGTTAAAGATGCCGTGGGAAGAACTGCGTGAACGTATTGCAAAATACGGCCTTCGCAACTCCACACTGACGGCACAAATGCCATGCGAGACTTCCAGCCAGATCACTAATTCCACCAACGGCATCGAACCGCCTCGTGGACCGGTGTCGGTGAAATCTTCTAAGGACGGCATCGTTAAGATGGTCGTGCCTGAGTTTGAAAAACTGAAGGAACAGTATGAATACCTGTGGGATATGCCGGACAACCGCGGCTATCTGACAAAGGTGGCGATCATCCAGAAGTTCTTTGACCAGGCTATTTCAGCCAATACCAACTATGACCCTTCTCGCTTTGAAGGCGATAAAGTCCCAATGATGACGCTACTGTCAGATTTGCTTCTCGCCTACAAGATGGGAGTTAAAACGCTTTACTACCACAACACCAGAGATGGTGCAGGAAAGCGTGATGACGACGAAGCGCAGAATCCACTTACGCAAGCTGTAGCCGTCGAGCCAGAAGATGAGTGCGACGGAGCCTGCAAAATCTGACATATGGTGGGGTATATCCCCACCTTATCTTTGATTTGTAAGCCTTGTTTAAACACATAAGATAACAACTTGTTTAAACACATCAAAAAAGGAAAAACACATGTCATATTCAACGTTCCGTTTGGGTGCTAATGATGCAACCAAAGAGCCTATGTTCCTCGGACAATCTGTCAACGTGGCACGTTACGATCAGCAAAAATACCGTGATTTTGAAAAGTTGATTGAACGTCAATTGTCTTTCTTCTGGCGGCCGGAAGAAGTTGATATTTCGAGTGATCGTATCGACTTCAACACGAAGCTGCGGGACCACGAACGTCACATTTTTCTGAGCAATCTCCGTTATCAAACGTTACTCGATTCAGTTCAGGGACGTAGCCCAAATGCAACGCTTCTGCCGCTTATCTCTATTCCTGAACTGGAAACGTGGGTTGAAACATGGTCTTTCTCTGAGACTATCCATAGCCGCAGCTACACCCACATTATTCGTGGCATGGTGGACGATCCGAGTATTGTTTTTGACGGTATTGTTACGGATGAAGAAATCATCAACCGAGCGATCAGTATCTCTGCTGAATATGACAGGCTTTATGGGATGACCTGCGAGCGCCAGTCGTTAGGTGAGAAAGAGTTTGAACGTCTGTACGTAAATGAATATGGCTGGGAGCCATACCCTTTGCACCGTCAGCTTTTCCGCACGTTGGTGTCCATTAATGCGCTTGAGGCGATCCGTTTCTATGTAAGTTTTGCATGTACGTTTGCCTTTGGCGAACGGAAGTTGCTTGAGGGTAACACCAAAATTATGCGCTTTATTGCCCGTGATGAAGCTCTGCATTGCGAAGGAACTGAACGCATGATCCGCTTCATGCGTACCGGTCGCGAAGGCTTATTGTGGAAAGAGATTGCTGCTGATGAAGAAAACGTCATTTACGACACCATGAAATCAGTCGCCGAACAAGAAATGAACTGGGCAGACTATCTCTTCAAAGACGGTTCGATGATTGGTTTAAACGCGGATATTCTGAAGACCTATGTAAAATACCGCACCAATCTGGCTATGAATCGTCTTGGCCTGAAGGCTTTATTTCCAGAAGTTACCACAGATCCGCTGGTCTGGATGAACAAGTGGTTGTTAACCGACACACTGCAAATTGCACCACAAGAGGCAGAGCAAAGCACATATCTGGTAGGTCAGATCGATTCTACCGTGGATAAGGCTTCTCTAAGCCAGTTTGCAGACCTGTAAACCGATACAAAGCATTATGTGGCCTGGCAACGCTGGGCCACAATGGATCACAAGAATTAAGAAGGAACAAAACTAGCATGAACTTTACCAAACTGACTGACCACCTGAAACTTGCCACCGATCGTCTCATTGGATTTAAGCCAGAACCATATGAGTTGCATGAAGGTCATGGTGTAGCTACTGAAAGTATTTACAAGATGGTCGATCAGTTTCATGAACTCTTCCAGCATCCGAGACGCGTTATGCCGACACCAGAGCTGCTTCGTCTCCGTGCAAGCCTGATTCATGAAGAAGCTGTAGTGGAAGGTATTCCAGCCGCAATGAATGGGGATATTGAGCAACTGCTGGATGCAATGGCCGACTTTTTATACGTTGGTGTTGGTACGATGGTCGCCATCAAAGGTGGTATTTCTACCGGCATGACCTATTACACGCAGGAACAGAGCATTGATCGCTTTATGCAGACAATTTTTGTGCCCGGTAACACTGTTTTCGATGATATGGCAATGCCATTTCAGGAAGCTCGTGAGGCGTCATGTATGCTCGAAGAGCTGGCAGATAAACTTGAGAACAAGACTGTTAAGGATTCTGAGCTGATTCAGGAACTGCGCCGTGTCATGAACAAAATCTATGTGGCGTGCATGATGACCTATCGACTGGCTGATTTCCTCGGTATCAATGTAGTCGAGCTGGTTGGCGAAATTCATCGGTCTAACATGACAAAATTATGGCCTGCTGATGTAGAGGAACGTCGCCAGGCTGTGGCCAACTGCAAATACGACTCTTCAGACCTGGGATTTCGCCATGCTGATGGTACCGATAAGATGATCGGTTTTCGAATTTCCGATGGAAAGATTCTGAAGTCTCCAACCTATAGTGATGTCGATTTATCCTCCTTTGTTGAGCAAGCTAAAGCCTCAGCAATGTACGGAATGATCAAAAAATAATTGTAGGTAGTTATCTATCTGTGTATATTTAACATGCGTAATAAAACTCTGGAATGACTATTCGTTTTGGTGGCCTATGGCCACCATTTTTTTATCTGTCTGGTCTTGTTCTCTCAATGAATGTAAACTCACACGATGAATAAGTAATTACTTATCTTTGTGAGGTTTTTGTGTCACTCCTTTTGAATCGAGAGCATACGAACGGTCAGGTAACAAACGCATCGTATGCAAAAGTTATTGAGACGGTGCTTAAAAGCGGCGTGCAGGCTGATGATCGCACAGGCACTGGTACTTTAAGCACCTGCTACGTTCCCTCTTACTACATGCTTACTGGTGGGACTGTGCCGCTTATTTCTGGAAAGGCGGTAAATCTTAAGCCACTACTTGTCGAACTTGAGTGGTATCTGAAAGGCACGGGAAACATCCAATTTCTCAAGGATAACGGCGTTAAGATTTGGGATGCATGGGCCGATGAGAATGGCGATTTGGGGCCGGTTTACGGTAAGCAGTGGCGTCGATGGGAAGATACCCGAATCGTGAGCCATAGTGAATATCTGAGCAAGATCGATACTTTCCGTGAACGCGGGTACAAAGTCGAGGGATACCTGGGTATCAGTGAAGATCGCGTAGTGCTGTCCCGTGAAATCGATCAGCTACAGCGTATTGTCGATACACTGCGCACGAACCCTACCGATCGTCGCATCATGCTTAACGCATGGAACGTAGGCGAGCTTGAGGATATGAAACTGCCACCTTGCCACTTTGTCTTCTCTTTGTGGAGTCGTGAGCTGGATTTTGAAACCCGTTTAACGATGGCAACTGACATTGGTCTTCAACACAGTCGCCTCGGTTACGAGTCTATCTACACCAAGATGCTATACGATCTGGATATGGACGGCAGTGTTACTGAAGCTGAACTGGATGAACTTGGAATCCCCAAACGCATCCTCAACTCCTGCCTCGTACAGCGTAGCGTAGACACTTTTGTTGGTATGCCATTCAATATTGCTGGCTATGGCATTCTCACTCATTTTCTCGCGAAGATTACGGGTCACATGGCCGGTGCATTTGTGCATTTTGGCTTTGACGTGCATTTGTACAACAACCACATGGAAGGTGTGTGTGAGCTAATGAAACGACAGGCTCCAGAGCATTCAGATCCGGTCGTTATTTTCCCTCATGAATGGTCAGAGTTGGATGATTTCAAATGGGACGAGGTTTTAATTCTTGGCTATGACCCTCTACCGTGGATCAAGGTTCCAGTGGCGGTGTGATATGGCAAGAGGTATGTATGTCTTATGCGAAATTGAAGGTGTGCTGGCAAATGCCAGCCATCGTAAATCAGTATCTGACGCGGATGCAGGCCAGCTCATTGCCGGTGATGAACTCATTTTCCCCACCAGCCGTATGTTGCGTGGTTTTGCTCGCTCAGGGGCTGAAGTGGTGCTTATCAGTAGCCGCTCTGAAACTCTTGAAGCGCCAACTAAACGATGGCTGAAAGATTTTGGCGTTGATTATGACTGGCTTCATCTTGTACCGAATGGCACCAGTTATGAGAAGCATATTAAGCGCACATTAGCGGAGCATAAAGGCGATCTGCTTATCGCTGCGCTGGTGCACGATCCTCGACTCCGTGCCGCTTTAGCTGACTCTCACCATCGACCGGTCATCTATGAGGTGAGCAAATGAAGATGATCGCTGCTGTTGGCCGTAACTATGAGATCGGCATAGCGAATGAACTCCCCTGGCGTTGTTCTACCGATCTGAAGCTATTTAAGAGACTCACCAAAAACGCCACTGTCGTTATGGGGCGTAAAACGATGGAAAGTCTCAAACGCCCTCTTCCAGAGCGTCATAACCTCGTTTTGACGCGCTCTCATGGCTTTGTACCAAATGGATTCTACCCTGCTGGTGTGGATGATGTGTTGCGATTACCAGAGCCTGTGTGGGTTATTGGCGGGGAACAAATTTACTCGCTATTCATGCCGCATGTTGAAGAGATTTGGCTCTCCCACATCGGCGTTGATGTGCCAAACGCCGATGCATTCTTCCCGGCAAGCATGATGCGTAATTTAGGCTTTGTGCCTGTTGAAACAGTTTTTACCCAACGAGCCAGCGAGGAAGAGCCTGGCTTTTCGCAGATCGTATACAGAAGGTCGTAATGGATTACCGGATTGGGATCACTGGTGCTCAGGGCAGTGGGAAAACAACCCTGGCAAAATATATCGACAAACATTACGGAATCCCTTACGTGGATGCTGGTGTCGGAAGTTTGATGAGCCGACTCGGTGTTCGAGTAGGTGAGTCTATGCCTCTATATGAGCGGCTTCAGATTCAAATGGAAATAGCAAAGCATATAGAGCTACTTACGCGTGGTGTTGAAGGCTTTGTTATCGATCGCACACCTGCTGATGTTATGGCCTACACGTTGGATTTGGTCGGCCATACCAATGAAGATCGATGTATTGAGTTAGCCCTCGATATCGAAAAGTTTTGCCACAAAACTGCTATTTCAAACTTTAACGCCATTGCTGGCCTACGCCCAGGGGTCGCTCTCTCAGAGCGAGATTACTTGCGGTCACAACGAGCATCATTAGACCGTCTGTATGTCGCTCGTATTGATGCGTTGATGTGCGGGGAACTGACAAAAATTCACCTGCATCCGCAAAGGGGAGATCTGCAAACCTTCGTCGTTTCCAACCGGTATCGCACAGTTGAAGCAAGAGCCAGATCAGTAATGAGAATGCTCGATAACGCGGTAGAAAAGATAGAAAACCGGTTCTGTGGCCGAGTAACCGTTCATTAGAAATTGTTCGCCTCTTCGACATTGCGACAATAAAACTCTCAAAATGGGTTAAGGATAAAAAATGTTTAGTGAAATGTTGCTTGAAGATGAACTGGATCGGAAAACAACAGAGGCTTTGATTCGTGTAGCGGACGAACATTCCCGGTCGCTTATGACCGATCGAGAGGCTCGTCTGGCTATTCGTGCCATATTCGAAACTGCGCAGGGGCTTGTTGGCGCACAAGTAGGTGAAGCCATTAACATCGCCATGTCTCAGTTCAGTGAAGACAGTAAAAAGCCTCTGTTTCCTATGCATTTGATGCTGGCTGGTGGCACGGTGCTTTATATCTCTGTTTGTCTGGATAGCAACCAAATCAATATTCTCAACACTGCGTCAGGTAAGTGGAAAGATCCGATTGTCTGTGAAACCAGTGAAGAAACTTTGAAAAAAGCGGCTCAATTTGTACGTAGCGCACTACTTAAGGGCGCTAAGAAGTTGTAAGGAGTTCTGATGACAACGATTGTTGCAGGCATCGATATCGAGTCTACGGGACTGGATTTCCTTGCTGGTCATAAAATTATTGAAATCGCAATTACCCGCTATGAACTGGAGACACAGAGACATATTGATAGTCTGGAGATGCGTTTTAACCCTCGCAGAAACATAGATCCGAAAGCTCAAGCCGTTCATGGCATTTCATTGGAACAGCTCGCAGCTGAACCTTTGTTGTCAAATCATGCCAGCGAAATTGGCGCTTATATGGTGGCATGTAGTGCGTGGATTGCTCATAACGGCGAAGCGTTTGATATACCATTTATTCGACACGAGTTTTCAGGGTATGGAGTAAGACTGCCAGACGTTCCTGTTATAGATACTATGTTATCTGGATTGTGGGCCACAGAAGACGGTAAACGTCCCCGCCTTGAAGAGTTGGCCTTCTCTCTTGGCTTTATATACGATCATGCCAAAGCACATAGTGCCTTATATGACACAAACTTAATGATGCAATGCTTCTTTAAGGCACGTAATAAGTACGGATTTTTTAAATTACCCTCTGAAATTGTGTAAAACAAAAGCCTACTTTAAAAAGTTTAAAGTAGGCTTTCTTTTAAAGAACAGTCGCCTTTCAATCATTTCCTGCCTGTATTTAATACTTTTCCGCCTGATAGGTTTAGTCAAAATGTAGCCATCGAAACGCAAATGTAACCAAACAGAAGGAGACTTACATGAGTTCGGTTGAAAATGTAATGACAAATGATGATCTGGACGAACTGACAGCTATGTTGCAATCACTTGATGAACCGGTAAAAAAAGCTGCACAGGTTGAAAATACTGATGATATTGACGATCTGCTTCTAGGCCTCGATGCTGGCGTAGCCATGAGTTCTGATGATGTTGCCGAAGAACTGTTCAATGAAGAAAAAGCAGGTGATTTCAGCTCAGCTTTAAATGAGTTGGAGTTAGCGCATGAGCCTATAAACGTAATTAACGCTGAAAGTGGTGAAGCTGCCGAAAACGAACCAGAACAGTTGGGGATCATCGAGGTTGAAGGGTGTGTTGAGATTAATGATGAATTAAAAGTTCAACAGTCAAATGATAGCAACACAAATAAAAAAGCGCGTACTGCAAGAGGTCCTCGTTTTACTCTAAGTGATAAAGATGATGCGTTTTTCAATAAAGCGGGTTTAGAGAAAGATATTTTTTTAGATGCTTATGAGAACGCGCCTGTCAAAGCAAAGGATAAGATATTAAACCTTCTTAATTGGTTTAGCGGAGGTCCAGATATTAGTGTTTACACGGTAATTTCCATGAGACACCTTCTCACAGAAAAGAAGGCTACAAGTAATAGTATTAAGATTGCTTTAATGAGCAATCCAGAAAAACCGTATCCGCTTAACACTGCGTCAACTCAGGCTGGTCAAATGATGGCTGTATTTCCAGCGACAGGAATTGCCGTTAGAGACGGTGGAAATCTAACATTGAACGAAGAATCACCGATCGTTAAGAAGTTTGTCGCGGAGTACACTATTGGATGACGTTCCCCTACTGAAAATAAAGCCCATAGAGAGCTTTATAGTGCTGGGTAAGCCAATCACATACCCAGCACCACAAAAACGCGCCAGAGAGCTTCTCGTTTGCATTTCTGGCGCGTTTTATTTGATTGCCAGACATAAAATCAAATGCAAAAATAGGTAATCACTTACCTATCGAGAAAGAAGATGATTGCAGCCGAAAAAATCAAACAGCGAAAGCGCGACAACTCTCTTCGTGACCTCTGGAGAACACCTGATTGGCTGTTTTCTGCCATTCAACGTTATCTTGGAGTGACATTTGATGTTGACGTTGCCTGCAACAAGGACAACGCAAAGCTGCCTAATTTCATAGGCATTGAGCGTGATGCTTTGAAATCTGAATGGGGACAGCCAGGTACAATTGCCTTCCTCAATCCACCCTACTCCAAAATCTCCCCCTGGATTGATGCGGCTATTCGTGAGCAGGCTCGCGGAGTTACAACAGTGATGCTAATTCCTCAATCCCTCGATACAAAGTGGTATGAGCGTGCAACAGAGTATGCGAATGAGACGATTATTCTGTCTGGTGGCCGCGTAGCGTTTGTCGAGCCTGACGTCAATTTTGGTCAGGTAGAAGTAAACATCAACCCCGGTGGCAGTATGCTCGTTGTTTTTCGAGGATTCTGTCAGGACGCTGGGCACTCTATAAGCAAGATCCCTTTGGACGTCATGAAAAGTCTGGGAGGGTATGATCCTGCGAATGTGGTCAGAAAAAAAAGACCATCAAAGAAGGCTGCTTAGTTTGTTCTGGCGTCTGTAATTAGCCTGCTTCTGTATATATAAATAACTACATATTAATTATTAATATACGGAAGCAGGCTGTTTTGTATCAGAGACTCCAGACCTGAACATCACTACAGAATCCACTAGAACCCCTTCCCAGACGCTTTAAAATCGATTTTATGAATCACTTTAAGGAAACTAACATGTCATACCCGACTAATGTCGTTGCGCTCGTAGAGAGCGATTTTCTGGCCCAGGCCCGTGAAATGATGAAAGATCGCGAGCAGGCTTTCAACTTGTACGAATGGGCAATTAAGTGCTTGCATCTTGGGGAGCATCGCGAACTTGTTGAACAGCTTTTAGGTGAGTTGATCAACGAGGTGTTTGCCTTGAATGTTCAACTACATGGTCGAGAAAATAATCAATCGCAATGATAGATAAGTACAAACTATTCATAAGATGATTTGTAAGTGCTAAGATCTGATAGTTTCCAGTCGTAGACTGGAGACTCGACCTGATGGGTGGGGGTAAGCGTCACTGGCGTCAGGTTTAAAAAAAGCTCACTACCAGCGTAGAACTGGTGCCGTTTAGGTGTCGGGGAAGGGGGAACCAAAGTGAGCAGAGACAAGGGTCACTTTATGATTGTCGAGTCTGGGGTGTTTCGAGAGGTTGAATCCAGTACTCCCCTTCATAAAGTGTGGGAAGATCTCGGTTCTGGGGTGCTGTCATCCATAACTTCCCAAGTCTAAGCTGGCAGTAGACTTAGACCATGACTTTTCAGGTTATGAAACGACCAGGTTGGTGAGGGATTTTTATACTCACCTCCCTGGGAGAGTATTACCTGAAAAGACAACCTCTCACTTCGTTCGAGGTGAACTTCACTCACTTCGTTCGTTCAGTTCAGGTTTATAAAAACCTGTTCTGGGAAGTAATTTGTTTATTTTAATAATTATTAACACGCACGCGTGTGCGCACGCGCGAGGAAAAAAATCGGCGCGGCGCTTGATTCAGGAGTTTATATGACGACGAAGACACCAGCCCGATCGCAAGCAAAAACTCGCAAAAAAGCCAAAAACAAAAATTCTCCCCGCACCAATTCCACAACGCCTGTCGTAGAGTTCAATCCCCAGCTTAAAACCGTGAAAATCTTCAGTGATGGCTCTTGCCTTAAAAATCCGGGTGGCCCGGGCGGTTACGGTATAGTTCTCCAGTATCGTGGTGAGGAACGCGAGTTCTCAGATGGTTTTCATAGCACCACCAATAACCGCATGGAGATGATGGGGGCACTTATCGGGCTGGAGCGTTTGAAATATCCATGCAACGTTATTTTGCACTCTGATAGCCAGTATCTGAAAAACGGCATGACACAGTGGATGAAATGGTGGAAACGCAATGGATGGGTGACTTCTGACAAAAAACCGGTAAAGAATGTTGATCTGTGGAAGCGTCTGGATGAGGCTGCAAGTCGACATAATATTCGCTGGAAGTGGGTTAAAGGTCACGCCGGGCATCGTGAAAATGAAATATGTGATCGACTCGCGAAGATCGCAGCTTTTTCCGCAGCAGATATGCCTCACAAGAAAGATATTGGTTTTGTTTACAACAAGCAGTAAGTAAGTGTTTACCTATCATTTTAAATCATGTATCTTATCGGCGTCAGGATGACAATGTGTCGGTAAGACACAGTTCCAGGATGGAACGAGAAAGGCGGCTGGCAATCGCCAGCCGCAACTCTTTCTGACACTGGATGGAGTCCACATGGCACGTCAAACCTATTTCACTTCTGCAACTAAACGTCCTCGTTCACTACGTCAAATTTTGGCCGAATTATTTAGCGGTCGTGTTCTGTCACGTCTTGATGAACTAGAGACTGCCGTTCGGTTGCTGAATGAACGTTTAGATAAGCAAGCGTCAGTTGTTGCGAACGTGGGGGCGATTGTTACCTCTGGTTCTTCACGCGAAGCGAAAAGTACACGGCCTTTAGTGAAGGAGAAAAACAACAAGGACAGTTCGAATGGAAAATTTTCAAAGAAAGAGGCTGAAACCAATGGCCTACGTTCTCATTATAGTTTCACTGGCGACGATAGCCGTTCCAGCCGGCCAGAGCCTTTTGATGCCGGGTTCATCCATCACCACACCTCCGTCGACGACAATTACCACCACTCCAGTAGAGCGTCCTGTCACTCTGGATGGGATGACGGTGGATGCGATACCTCAAGTTCATCCAGTTACTCAGGATCATGCTGTGACTAAGGCGGTTGTATGAACTGGTTTTCAAATCACTTTGGAAAAACTTGGCTGGCGATTCTGGCTTTCATAGCTCTCATGGCCGCCGGTTGGGTATCGAACATTGTAAAACTCGTTTGCTCTGGTGATCTCCAGTTTCAGGCTGGTATGACCTTGGCTCGTGTTGTTGGGATTTTTGTTTTTCCAGTCGGTTCGGTACTTGGTTATTTCTGACGGTTGTTAGTGCATATGCATTGACCGTCTTTTCGTAAGCAATTCATGTAACTAGAAAACAACTTGTTTTAACAAATAACAAAAGGAAAGCACATGTTAGGTTTATTCAAAAAGAAAACTCGTAAAGCTGTTATCGAGGTCAAAAAAATGGAGAACCGAGATGCGGTTGAAGCCACCGTGTGGGGCGCGTACATGATCTCCTATGCCGATGGCACATGCGACGCAAAGGAAATTTCCATTCTTGAGAAAACAATTGCAGCTCTGCCTGCGTTTTCTCCGTTTGCTGGTGAGATTGCCCAAATGAGCGCCAATATCCGTGCTCAATACGAAGCCTCACCGCGCCGCGCTAATGCCCAGGCTTTACGTGAGCTGGCTGATGTGGCCGGGACTAATGATGCAGTAGATGTACTGTGTCTGTGCCTTGATATTGCCGACCAAGACGGTATTGGCGAACAAGAAGAGCTGGCACTGAAAAAGATCGCACAGGCGCTTCAGTTGTCACTGGATGCTTATCTCTAATGCTTGAGAGATTCCGGCTTGTGACCGTCATTGCTCTTCTGGTGATGGCGGTGTTGGTGGATTTTACGGGAAAGATGATGTCTGTCATTTCTGATGGCGTCCTCATTGGTCTGGCGATCTACTTCGCTTATCCGCTAGTCCGTAAAGCAACGTGTTAATGACAAGGGCCAAATGGCCCTTGTGTTTCGTTGACCGAAATAGAGAGTTTGCACCTTTACGTTTAGCTTGCTCCCCTTTTATGCCACATCACAATAAAGCCAATAAGAAAACAACTTGTTTAAGCATTAGGAAAAACACATGTGCAAGAAATGCAAAGCGATAGCTGATGAACAAAACGCCTTATTCGAAGAAATGGATGCTAATGAACTGGTCAAAATGTTAGCCATTCTTCGAGGAATAGAAGACGTTTCCATATTTGAGAGAGTGGTTACAGCACTTAATTTTGAGTCCACCTTTGAAGAGCCAACTCAGGTTGTAGCTTTAGCACATCATTTCGGTGTTCATTATCTTGCTGAAAAAGAGCGCGCTGATAAGTTGCAGGCGACTTTGGATATGGTGAGCGAGACTCAACGAACTGATGACACTAACAAGAGTGAGGCGATTATTGCCAGCAAAGATCGTGAAATTGCTGGGCTTAAATCCTCTCTAACGATGTTGATGTCTGCGTTCAATCTTATGTCTTCTCAGGCGGGTTATAAAATGCCATCACTAAACAGCGATGATCCGATGGCCGTTCGTCAGCTTTTGGGAGCAATGGCCGACCAACTCGACGACACAAAGAGTCGCCTTGAAGACATGATGCGTGAGTTAAGCCATCGACATAACCTCGCAACACAACCACACAAAGCCTTTCAAAGCTCTAATTGATCTGATATGGCCGCATGATCGGCCATATTATGTTGATAAAAACAAGGATGAAAAATGGCATACGGTACAGGGATTTACAACAATAAAGGAATTAACGTTACTGGCTTCCTTACACCTATTTTTTTTCTTGATCGATTTACGGCGTCATCAGGCTCTAAGACGTACTCTAATCCGCCACCGGGTAAATCACTACATGCCGTGTGGTCATTAATGCCTCTTAACAACGACAACTACATCAATTTACCTGTTCCAAATGTTACTATTAATGGAAATACGGTTAGTTGGTCAAATTTATATACGGGGCTTGGTTCTTACATATACACATACTGGGGATAATTATGTTCGGGATGTCAATTACTCAATCAGATGGAAGTTTGTGGATGAGTCCAGAATTTACTCCGCAAAATCTGATTAATAAAGGGACAATGTCTACATCTAAAGGTTCTGTTTTTCAAACATCAATCCCATCAAACAAATCATGTTTTTTTTTCATAAAAAGCAGTAATAAGGCGAACATGATGTTTATTCATGAGCATAGTAACGGATACAATGCTCTCAGATTGCATCAGGTAAATGGTAGCCCCGGAACAATAACAGTTTATGCTTTTTCTGATATGGTGTTACCACATTCTGGCTATGGCATTGCCATGTATAACAGCGCAGGCGCAATGGTGTATCACGGTGAGATGATGCCCCTTGATGCGAAACTTATCACTATTTCTGACCCTCAATTTACAATAGATATGGGGTATCCATGTGCGGTAATGCCTGCTATGGTTGGAGTATATAACTATAGACGAACCGATTACGACAGACCTGTCTATGTAACAATGACAGGTGCAACTGGAAACCAAGTATATAACGGTCAATGGTATTCCGGTAATGTCACATGGGATATTAAGAAGATTTATACAAACAAAATTCTGGTGATAAATACCTCCAAGTATGATTAGCCAATGCCTTTATTTGAAGGATTGCCTGTTTATTTCTATTTAGTACCTTTTCATTTTTGAAATAATTGCACCATTAAACAAATCACTTCTTAATGGTGCAATTATGAATACAGCCCTTTCCATCATCGACGATGCCAACTCAAACACTGCTATCGACTATCGGCAGGAAATGAACGTCATCCACGAAATTGTGGCCGAGTGCGAGAAAGAGATCGCCTTCATGTATCAGGTTCACGACTTCGTTTATGGCGACGAACGCCACAACATGATTAATCGCCTGCTGAGACTAAACCATCGACCAGATGAAGATCGCTCGCGTTTAAATCGAGGTTGGTTGGATAAAGTCGATCTGGAATGGGTGAAACAGAATATTTGGGCCGAGTACTGGAGGAAGGTCACGGACATGACTAACGTTTTGCTGATCATGCCAGCTTCCCGTCGAGATGAGTGGCGCGAGCAGTTTATAGAGGGCAAACAGGAAGTCATCAAAACTGACAGAACCGGCTACCAGATGAAGGTTAAAGAGTTCGTTGGTGTACCGGAGTTCAAAGCAGAAACGGTCATACCCACGATGCTTAATTTGCTGAATGACAGGCACAAATATCTCTCTGAGCGCGTGTATGGCTTGTTTAAGGCGCTGAGTCCTGCGCACAAGACAAATAAGACAAACGGTTTCAGCGAGCGTCTGATAATCGCTGACTGCATTTCTGATTTCTGGCGGGACAGCGTTAGCGTGAACTATCGCAAAGAGGACTACATCGACGATCTGCGTGTCTTGCTTCATTTCTTCGCGCACAAAGAATTTATTACCATCAACCGCACTGCTGAGGTGCTATCAGCTGCGTATCGGGCAAACGACTGCCAGACCGGTGACTGGATGAACGTCGATGGAAATCTGATGCGCGTGAAGATGTTCAAGAACGGCAACGTTCACTTTGAAATACATCCTGACGTGGCCTGGAAGTTGAATGAGGTGCTGGCTTACAGTATGCCTGCTGCAATTCCCGCGCCATGCCGAACTGCGCCAAAAACACGGGCACCAAAGCAGTTCGGGTTAATCCAGAAGACGATCTCCGTGCCGGTTCGCACTGCGCTTCGTGACGGGCGATTGAGCAAAGACAAAGGCGTATGGTACTTCTCTGATTCAGCTCTCCAGAAGTCGCAGGTGGAAGAGCTTGAGCGCACACTGAGCTTCATTGGCGGCGTGCAGGAGAAAAAGCACTGGCAGTTCCCGTATGACATCGGCCATACGCTAAATACGATTGTGGCTACCGGTTTAATACCGGATACAAAATCACACCAGTTCTACCCTACCCCACGCTTGATTGCTGAGTACGTTGCAAGAGCCACTGAATTGAAGCCTGGTGAGAAGCTGTTGGAGCCTCAAGCCGGACGTGGGGATCTTCTGGCCTATATTAACGCCGATCTGGAAGATGTTACCTGCATAGAAATCGCACCTCTCTTCGCTGATATCCTGCGTGGAAAAGGGTATACGAACACGATTTGCTGCGACTTCATAAAGTGGTCTGAGGACAACGCAGGTTATCAGTTCGACAAAATCGTTATGAACCCGCCGTACTCGCTTGGTCGTCATAGAGAGCACACGCTGGCTGCGCTGGGGCATCTGAAACTCGGCGGTCGTCTTGTAGCAGTATTGCCGGGCACTGCGCCAATCCTGAGCTGGATGACGATGGATAATTACGTTTATGCCAAAGGGAAGTCGTTTACCAACGAGTTTGAAGATACCGGGATCACAGTCAGCGTATACGTTTTCAAACGCGTTAAATGATAGGTAAATGCTTACTTAATTTGTGTAAGAATGTAGTAACTAAACGATAAGAGAAAAACACATGAGCAACCTCCAGTTAGAGCATTTTAACGTCACAGGCCATTCCGATTTTCCTTTCAAGTTTACATTGAAAGGTTATGCAGAGGATGCGGTAGGCCAGATCATTATTGATAAAGGCATCGTTAAGTTTGAGGGGAATTTTGATGAATCCGCGAAAACATTCATAGACTTCGTTGCCAAACGTTGGAGCGAGCAATGGAAAGACCTGGAAAAGCGCGCTAGTGAGTTTGATCGGTTCATGGATGCAATGGATACAGCAAAAGAGGCTATTGCTGCTGGGACTCCGTTAGATCTGGAGTCACTTTTCAACGGCGAAGTGGCCTCTGCGATGTTCGCTACCATGTTCGCGGGTGAGTTCGTCCGCAGCGGTGCCAAAAACTACCTTGAGCTGGATTACAACGTCCCTGCAATTGGCGATTTCGTCGTTACCATCCAACGCAAAGAAGGTAAGACGCCAGGTGAACGCGTCGCAGAACTTGAGGCCGTTGTGGAGCAGCGTAACGGCGAGTGCGTTCGTTTGATCAACGAACGTAATGCTCTTCGTGAAGAAAAAATATGCACAGGTAGCAATACACGTAATGCAGCGGATATCTACTTCCAGTTAGTCGAGGAATGCCAGATTCCACCAGGCGGCTCTCTTGTCGATTACGTCAGACATTTAATGGCGGAAGTTAAGTCCAGCCATAAAGATGGTGAGGTGCGCTGATGTTTGGCATTGACGCACAGCGTATAGCCGCTTTTGCAAAAAGCCCTCTTGATAATCCCTTGTCTCGTAGTGAGCAAATGGAGCTGGCAAGGCTTTTTCTTCACATTCAAAAACAGGCAGACATTTTCAATAACATGCCTAATCAACCTATTCTGGATGGCCACATCCAGATGGTCATTAACAGTCATGAGAAAGGCTGGGCTGCAATCGTCCCCTGCACAATTACATACAAGTTGGCGAAAGAGGTTCAAGAGTTTCGAAAAGCCAGTGTCGAATCGGAGTCTACCAAAGCCGCAATAAACACTCTTATTCGCATGGGGTTCACATGGACCGGTGGAGCCTACTGGCAAGCACCTCACCCCATTTTATCCGGCAATTAGACGCTACAAATCCTTCGGCATGAATAAATAAAGGCCATAAGTTGTGGCCTTAAATAAATTGTTTTCTACCTTTTCTTATTTGTGAAAATAACCACAACTAGAAAACAACGGAGTTAAGAATGTCTAGTATTTCCGAAGCTCATATGTTCGCCGCTGGCGCTCATGGTGGCGTTGGTCAGAAAAGAAAATATACCGGCGAAGACTACATCAACCACCCGGTTGCTGTCCGAGAGATTGTTGCATTGCATGACGGAACCGTGGAGATGCAAATCGCGGCGCTTCTGCATGATGTGGTCGAAGACACCCATGTAACCATAGAGATGGTTCGTGATCACTTCGGTGAGCGCGTAGCTGAAATGGTTCAGGCTCTGACCAACATTGCAAGGCCAGAAGACGGCAATCGAATACAGCGTTTCATCATCAATGTCCGGGAGCTGGAGCAAAATCTCGACATGCAGACGCGCATGATCAAGCTGGCTGACCTGCTCGACAATACCTCTTCTATCGTGAGTCGCGATCCCGAGTTTTCAGCTGTCTACCTCGCAGAGAAAGAACTGATGCTGGACGTACTCTTTCACGGCAAAGAGATTGGTGCCAACGCTGATGTTGTCGAGTACATGGAGAGGATAGGTATAGAACACCCGTTGCTATTAAGCGCAATGGCGAAAGTCACTGAAGGTATTGCGCTTCTGAAACCGGTACACATCAAACGTTATGAAAAACACAAATCGCTGATCTGGAGCGCGTGGGAGGCTGCATGAAGGTCGAAAAAATAGATGTTCTTTCCTTTGTGCTGACGGATCTGGAACGCCTCGATCCGGTTCGAGTGATGATTGAAAACTACGAACCTGGTAAGGGAAGAATCACCATCATCTGCTACGGAAAAGCGTGGACTGCGGCTTGGTTTGCTATGGGCGGTGATGATGTGCAGACGTTCATTAAGCGGGTCAGCAACGAGTATCTAATCGGCTATTTCGACTCTCAACTGCGAAGCACGGTCGACGATGACAACGATGCAAATCTGCTTTTCGTGAAGTCAGAAATCATAAAGTTACGAAGAGAGAGAGAAATCGACGCCGTACTGGCTCGTGAAATGTGGGACGAGGCGGAAAACGCCGATGACGTAAAAGAAAGCTGCTGTTGTTTCGGCGTCGGTAACAAACTGCTGAATCTCTTTGGTGATGATCCGTGGTATGCCGACTGGCCAACGGTACCAAACCCGAAATACCAGTATCTGGAACGCATTGTGAACGCGGTACGTGAAGGGCTGAAAGAGTTAGATAAGTTAGAGGCATCGTAATGAGAGAGAAAATCAAGAACCCGGTCGTCGTATTGTATAAACGGGAAACCAGCGATTCTTATGCGGTATCCATCACTGATGGAAGCCAGAACATGCACGATGGTCTGCTAATGGCCTCCGTATCTCCTGATGATTCTGACTACCCTTTCGCCACTTTCGCTATGGTTGGTTACTACATGGCTGCCGAAATTGAGAAGTTGCGGGCGCAGAGAGACGCATTAGCGGCGGAGAATGTGGCATTGCGATCTAAGGCTGCGGAACTGGCACATGAAGCGTCAAAAATTTACTCGGCATATAACGCCACTATCACAGAGCCTGACGGGGATTTTATGGACATGCAGACATTGCATGAAATGCAGTGCATAGAAACTCCAGCCACCGACGCTTTTCTGGCTGAAGTACGTGCGCAGGGCGTGGAGATGTTTGCGGAGTGTGCATACACACTTGAACATCATGATCACGCAGTAGCTTTTGCCGCCGAGCTACGTGAAGGAGGCAACCAGTGACTGTATGTCTTATTGATAAACGTCGACGTGGGCAACAAATACCATCTGTTGAAATGCCGAATCACACATGGTTTTGCGTACTTGATATCGATGGTATGGATACGTTGATCGACACTCGTCATTACTGCGATACCGCAACAGCTACTCCTGCAAAAGCAAAGAAAATGGCTGCTCTGATAGAAAACTGGACTCCACCTGATGGTTGGTGCAATGGGAATGATCGAGATTGGCACGAAAAAATGAAGGGCTATATCTGCGATTTTTTACGTAAATGCAACGGATTCAGGGTGATGTGATATGACCAAAATTAACTATCAGGCACTGCGTGAGGCGGCAGAGCGTGCAATTCCGGCAATGGAACGCCTGTTAATGTTGCCAGTTGATGATGATCTGATAAGCGAGCAGGAACTTAAAGATAGCGGTGTTGATATTGATGCGCTCAACGCCTTCAAAATTCTGGCCGGACCAGAAACCGTGCTGGCGCTACTGGATGAACGGGAAAGAAACCAGCAATACATCAAATCTCGCGACCAGGAGAACGAGGATATTGCGCTAACGGTAGGGAAGCTGTTAATCGAAAACGGTCAGCTTGTTGCCGATACGCTACGCCACTTAGCTGATAACGAAATCGACTCTGATTATTTTGCTATCACCTCAACTAATGAGAACGGTACTGAAATTGATCATGAGATGTCTATTACCGATTACGCACTGCAAGCTGCCGGAACTGTAGACGAATTGGTTGCGGCGTTGGAAGCCGCAAAATCAAAACTCAACGAGCAGCGTGAATATTACGAGGGAGTAATCGCGGATGGAAGTAAGCGCATAGCAGAGTTAGAAAGTGGTTCTCAGGCACAAAAGTTAGTTGAAGCAATCATTGTTGCGATAGAAAACGAACAGGAACGTCTTTTTGATGAAGATTACCTAATGGATTCGAAAGAATGCATTGACGTAATTCGTGAAGAAGTAAAGCGATGGAATGATTCCCGCGCCGCTGGCATTCGCATCAAAGGAGAGTGAGATGACCACATCGCATTCTGCTATTACCCAGGAAAAAGCCTTCAACATACTCGAACGACTAGAGACGCTCGCTACGGAGGAGGAGATATCCCCGGAGAAACTGGTTGAGTTCAGCCGTGTGATATTGCGTCGCAAGAACGATATGGAGCGGCTGACATCTGGCGCTCCATCCTTATCAGTCAGGCGAACACTTTGTTGCAGCTTCTGCAACAAATCCCAGTACGCCGTCAAAAAGTTAATTGCTGGGGACGCCGTTTTCATCTGCGACGAGTGTGTGGATGTGTGCAACAGAATTATCCGGGGAGAGAAAGAGGGATCAACATGAAATTTTCCAAATTTTCTGAGTTGGTGAATCGTATTTTGTCCAACAACCACAGCCATCGTCGAGATATGGATGTAACGATCGTTGTTCATTCGCCTGGTCGCATCGGTTCAACACCATCAGTTGAGGTTCAGTCAATTCAGGCTGGTTTTGATTGGGATGCCGGGCAAGTGATGATTTTTCCAGCACAGCCACTGACCACGCTAACACCAGAGCAGGTTGCTGATATCACTGATAGTGTGCGCAAAGGTCAGTCTTGGCACGCGTATCAGGAATACAAGAAGCATAAAGAGCAGTTGGAAAAATTGTCGATGGAGTTGGAAGCCGCTAAACAGCGGGAAAAAGATCTGTTTATGGAAAATGTTCGACTTAAGTCAGGTATAGCCGGTCTGATACACCTCGGTATTCGATATGCGGATGTTGAGGTCATGAAAATTGCTGGAGATGCCCAGCTTTCTACTCCATGCACTGACAGCATCATAAACAGCATTGCAGCAGGCATTTTAACCAAAGAGGGGTCAGCACGATGAGAACACTAGAAGTTCGCGCTGAAGACGTAATCCCTGGTGATGTGCTCATAACATCTAAAGGTCAACAATGTGCGGTTAAATCTTTTTGGATGGAAGATGACAAAGTGACTCTGTTCGGTACGGATGGTTCCGAAACTGATTATGACTACGACGAATTGCTTGTTGTTGAGAGAGCTGCCTAATGACCACCGTTAACAATAAGAAATGTTACCCAAGCGAGAAATATCTTAATGAGCTGATCACCAACATTGAGTTTGCTGCAAGGGCACCAGTTGAAGTCGTGAGAGCGATTGCAGCAGAGCTACAGAAGCACCGTAAGGCCTATGCCAATACAGCCGCATCTAAGGATGGTTGGATAAGCTGTAGTGAGCGAATGCCTGTAATTGGCGAGCTAAATTGGAGAACTAGTTTTCCTTTACTGGTTACGTGTGAGATCGGCGTTATACCTGCTTATTACGGCTTTGTGAGCGTTAATGGTGATAGGCATTATGGCTTTATGGAGAGTCTTAAATACGGAGACGATAACGGCAACCATCCTCAAACTAATGAATATGGTCTGATTAGCAATGTCACACACTGGATGCCACTACCAGAACGCCGCAGGAGTCGAACAGTGAATAATGCAGAGTTATTTCAGAAAATATCGGCTCTCGCGACTGAATGCCACGCTATAGCATCTGAGCTTGATGTTGGCGATGAACGAACCGAGATGTTCGAAATATACAGTGTGCTGCGCAATCTCTGTCGGCGTGGCTACGCCACTCAAGTAGGGCGAATGACTAACCCACTACTCTCATCCTGTGATGAGGATGACTCGGATGAGGATGACGAATGATGCATAAATCAGTAGCCGGTGAGTTTCAGAAGGAAGTCGATAATACCACTGATCTATTGGACGATATTTTAAGCATTCTCGCGCTGCTTGAGGCTGGCGATTGGTCAGAACATTGCACTAAAACAGAGCTAGGCGGTCGGCTTGAAAGAGAGATTACACGACTTATTGGTGATGCGCAGGAAGCTACAGTCACTAGTTATGAGTTAATCGCTGAAGCCTGGCGTTTGATGGATGGACAAGATCCTAAAACCAGCGATTGGCATAGCAAGGCTTCGAAGTATTTAAATTCCAATAGGGTAGAAAAAGTTGATGATGTGAAACCGAAGCCAGTAGACCACGGTTTCCGCGATAACTGCGAATGCTCTAGTTGCCAGACCACGGCCCGTATTTGTTCCGAATTGATAGATAAGTCCAGCCTAATCTACGAAGTTAATGTAGGCGGTAATACATGGGTCGAATGCACAAGAGCTGCATACGTAAGAGCAAAAGACAAGGGTGAATTAACCAGAGTTGTTACCCATCACCCAAATAATGAGCTTAAAGATCACCAGATTAGAGAACTGGTGAACGAGTTGCGGGATATTGCGGTTCAGTACCACGGAGCGCAGCAATTGCGGGAGAAAATTGCCAGAGCAGTGAACAACTCAGTCCGTAAAAAATAAGCAATAGTACGATAAAGAGGCCCCATGCTCTTGATGGGGCCTGTAGCAACTAGCGTTATGGACGCTGGTTTACGTACTCAATGATCGCTTTGATAATCGCGAACATCGGCGGCACGATTTTGAACAGTAAGTTAACCATAACAGGCCTCACTTAGTTTTATCGCGCCTAGCTGCAAATACCTTTGGGCTTGCCTTTGCAGTTGCAATATCTGTAGTCGCCAGATACTTACGGCACGATTTCGAGTTAAGGTAAGGTTTTAGAGTCACCAAAAACCTGGACTTAAATCTTCTTTGAGAACAACGATGTTTAGTAAATGGTCATTATTACCTAGTATGACCACTCAACGTTTCTTGATGAATCCAGTACATTCGGTTAATCTTAATTCAGTCGCCAGATACTTATGGCTCAGGAACAGAGCCGCAAACTCTGTTTCCTTTTAAAAAGCCCAGCCTAGTCAACTGGGCTTTTTAATGTCTATTTTTAACCCAACATACCCTCAATACTGCAACATCAGTGTCTTGCGAATTAAGATAGTGTGAATAGATTTTTCATGCAAGTGCATAAGCCTGTGGATAACTCAGGAAGGAAAAAGTGACTTCTGCGCACTTTAGACCTGACAAGGCGTTCGAAAAAGTCAATGGGAAGAAAAAATTTGTTAAAAATAACGTTTGTTTGAATTGTATATATTTATGCCTTTCAATAGTTAGCATCTTATTAACATCTTTTTTAAGAGATAGAGTTCAAAAATATATAGCTTCAATATACACTGTATGTGTATACAGTACTAAGAGGCGAGTATTATGGGCTTCCCTTCTCCTGCGGCGGATTATGCTGAGAGCCGTATTTCTCTTGATCAGCAGATAATTAGACATCCTTCAGCGACCTACTTCATGAGGGCAGCTGATAGTCATCATCGTGAGGGAATATTACAGGGTGCATTGCTGGTGGTCGATTCCTCACTTACCCCGGTTGATGGTTCTCTGCTTGTATGCGCTCTGGATGGGGAATATCGCGTAAAAAGATACCGGAAGTACCCACGTCAGCATCTGGAGGATTTAAGAACCGGTAAGAAGGAAGCATTGCCAAAGGATGACGATGGATGCACGGGCAGCAATGCCGTGTTTGGTGTGATCACTCACATTATCAACGACGCAAGAAGTGGCGAGTTTGATGATTGTCCCGTGATGTAGGAGAACTGATTAGGCGGTGCAATGCACCGCCTTTTTATCACACTGCGCGGAATGCGATTTCGCCAGGTATTACTTCACCTTGCCAATACATTTGGGCAGCAACGCGATCTGCGAGGTCACGATAAATAGCCGTAAATTCGCTATCTGGACGACTAATAACGGTTGGTGTTCCGTTATCCAGATCTTCACGAAGTGAGATATGAAGTGGCATTTGGCCTAACAACTGCGTGTTGTATTTCTCGGCCAGTTTCTCTGCGCCACCGGTGCCGAAAATTGGCTCGTGATGACCGCAGTTACTGCAAATATGCACACTCATGTTTTCGACGATACCCAGTACCGGCACTTCGACTTTTTCGAACATCACAATGCCTTTCTTCGCATCGATCAGCGCGATATCTTGCGGCGTAGTTACCACCACAGCACCCGTTACAGGAATGTTCTGCGCCAGCGTCAATTGAATATCACCAGTGCCCGGCGGCATATCGAGAACGAGATAGTCCAGATCAGGCCACAGTGTTTCCTGCAACATCTGCATCAGCGCCTTGCTAGCCATCGGTCCACGCCACACCATCGCATTGTCGTCGGTGACCAGATAACCAATAGAATTGGTTGCCAGGCCATGAGACATAATAGGTGCCATGTGAGTACCGTCTGGTGAGGTTGGACGTTGGTTTTCCGCGCCCAGCATGGTTGGAATTGATGGCCCGTAGATATCGGCATCCAAAATACCAACTTTCGCACCTTCAGCAGCCAACGCCAGTGCCAAGTTTACTGCTGTGGACGATTTGCCTACACCGCCCTTGCCTGAGCTTACGGCGATAATATTCTTAACGCCATTAATGCCTGGTTGGTTTTTGACGCGCTTAAGCGTGGCAATGTTGTACGACAGCTTCCAGTCAATAGCCTTTGCGCCAGTGATACGGAGCAGATCACCACTACATTGCTCTTTCAGGTCTTCAAAAGGCTTATTCCACACGAAAGGCATGATTAGTTCGACATGCAGTGTGTCATCCATCAACGCAACATGGTGTAACGCTTTAAGCGTAGTCAGGTTGTGTTTCAGGGTTGGGTGCTGAAAATTAGCCAGCGTACCGGCTACCATTGCTCTCAGGGCATCCGGCGATTTGGACTCGCTCATCCCGTCTCCTTTATTTTAATTTGCGCAATTGTCGCCTTGTAGTGTACTCCAGCTACGACATTTAATCATTTATGAGAAATGCTGTTATCACATGGCAGACATAAGGCCATTTTGTTACTATCAAGCCCCTTTTCACTACAAAGAAGTAATGCCTACTATGACCCAAGTCGCGAAGAAAATTCTGGTGACGTGCGCGCTGCCGTACGCTAACGGCTCAATCCACCTCGGCCATATGCTGGAGCACATCCAGGCTGATGTCTGGGTTCGTTACCAGCGAATGCGCGGCCACGAGGTTAATTTCATCTGTGCCGACGATGCCCACGGTACGCCGATCATGCTGAAAGCACAGCAGCTTGGTATCACACCGGAGCAGATGATTGGCGAAATGAGTCAGGAACACCAGACTGATTTCGCAGGCTTTAACATCAGCTATGACAACTATCACTCGACGCACAGCGAAGAGAACCGTCAGTTGTCTGAGCTTATCTATACTCGCCTGAAAGAGAACGGTTTTATTAAAAACCGCACTATCTCTCAGTTGTACGACCCGGAAAAAGGCATGTTCCTGCCGGATCGTTTTGTAAAAGGCACCTGCCCGAAATGTAAAGCGCCAGATCAATACGGCGATAACTGTGAAGTCTGCGGCGCAACATATAGCCCGACTGAATTGATCGAGCCGAAATCGGTGGTTTCTGGCGCTACCCCGGTAATGCGTGATTCCGAACACTTCTTCTTTGATCTGCCTTCTTTCAGCGAAATGTTGCAGGCATGGACCCGCAGCGGTGCGTTGCAGGAGCAGGTGGCAAATAAAATGCAGGAGTGGTTTGAATCCGGCCTGCAACAGTGGGATATCTCCCGCGATGCGCCTTACTTCGGTTTTGAAATTCCGAACGCGCCGGGCAAATATTTCTACGTCTGGCTGGACGCGCCGATTGGCTACATGGGTTCCTTCAAGAATCTGTGCGACAAGCGCGGCGATACCACCAGCTTCGATGAATACTGGAAGAAAGACTCCACCGCCGAGCTGTACCACTTCATCGGTAAAGATATTGTTTACTTCCACAGCCTGTTCTGGCCTGCCATGCTGGAAGGCAGCAACTTCCGCAAGCCGACCAACCTGTTTGTTCACGGCTATGTGACGGTGAACGGCGCGAAGATGTCCAAGTCTCGCGGCACCTTTATTAAAGCCAGCACCTGGCTGAATCATTTTGACGCTGACAGCCTGCGTTACTACTACACTGCGAAACTCTCTTCGCGCATTGATGATATCGATCTCAACCTGGAGGATTTCGTTCAGCGCGTGAATGCCGATATCGTGAACAAAGTGGTTAACCTGGCCTCCCGTAATGCAGGCTTTATCAACAAGCGTTTTGACGGCGTGCTGGCAAGCGAACTGGCTGACCCGCAACTGTACAAAACCTTTACTGATGCCGCTGAAGTGATTGGCGAAGCATGGGAAAGCCGTGAATTTGGTAAAGCTATCCGTGAAATCATGGCATTGGCTGACCTGGCTAACCGCTATGTCGATGAACAGGCTCCGTGGGTGGTGGCGAAGCAGGAAGGACGCGATGCCGATCTGCAGGCGATTTGCTCTATGGGCATTAACCTGTTCCGCGTGCTGATGACGTACCTGAAGCCGGTACTGCCGAAACTGACTGAACGTGCAGAAGCATTCCTGAATACAGAACTGACCTGGGATGGCATCCAGCAACCGTTGCTGGGCCATAAAGTGAATCCGTTCAAGGCACTGTATAACCGCATCGATATGAAGCAGGTTGAAGCACTGGTGGAAGCATCCAAAGAAGAAGTGAAAGCCACAGCCGCACCGGTAACTGGCCCACTGGCTGACGACCCGATTCAGGAAACTATCACCTTTGACGACTTCGCCAAAGTTGACCTGCGCGTGGCGCTGATTGAAAACGCAGAGTTTGTTGAAGGTTCTGACAAACTGCTGCGTCTGACGCTGGATCTAGGTGGTGAAAAACGCAATGTCTTCTCAGGCATCCGTTCTGCTTATCCAGACCCACAGGCACTGATTGGTCGTCACACCATTATGGTGGCTAACCTGGCTCCGCGTAAAATGCGCTTCGGTATCTCCGAAGGTATGGTGATGGCTGCTGGCCCCGGTGGGAAAGATATCTTCCTGTTAAGCCCGGATGCTGGTGCTAAACCAGGCCACCAAGTTAAGTAACTAAACAACCATTCTTCACAATGCCCAGCAATACGCTGGGCATTTTCATATAGACGCAATACCTTCTGATTTGCACAAACCCTAAAACAATTTGTTTTCTGTGTTTTGTTGTTTGAGATAATAAAGCACATAAGAAAACAAGTTGTTTAGGATATGAAGATGTTTGGAACAGCAAAAGAAATCATCGAGAAACTGAAAAACTATCCAGAAGACGAACCATTACTCATGGTTATGTGGCACAAAGAAGATATTGCTGAAGTAAGGACAGATCTCACTGATGAACAATGCGTACAGGTGATGCAAAAAATCAGACAATGCCATAACGCTGATGTCGGCGTTAATTGGGAGGTTATATCCACTACGGCGAATGAGTTGTTTCCAAACGGGGAGAGAGGATGTTAAATATTACTCAATCCTACCAGGTGGCATTGATCAGTTCATCTCATACATCAGAGGAAGATGCTCGCCGATTCATGATCGCAAGCAATGAGCTGGATTGGGTTTCGCAAATTGACGGCGGTTGTATTGTCCACGCCGGGTTACAGGATGATGTCTGGAAAGACAACTTGCGTCGATATGGTATATCCGAAGGCGCAATTGCTAACATTCAGAAAGTACTTGATGTAGGTTTTGACTCTGTACATTTCGATTGTGGCGCACCGGTCGTTGAAGGGCTTGAGTGCTGGAACTGGTAACAGATATTAAAGCATTGGTAGTTTGTTTTTAGGATTATCAAAGAAATGAAAAAGTTGAAAAGTTTAGAAATCCCTGGGACTGGTTATAAATTCTTTATGGACAACGCGGAGTGTGCGCCTAACGCGTTGGAAAAAATACAAAGTCTTATCAACAGCCTTACTGAAGAAGCGAAAGAACTGAAGAGCGAGGCGACAAAGGACAATACAGCTAAAATCCAATGCTTAAATCTCGTTTCTTATTGTTTATATCAAGTGTCCAAAACACTGATTAAAGGCAATATCTATTACGACGATGAAGACACCTCGACACCTGAAGAAAAAGATAGCGATGAAGAACTCTATGAAGATATCTCTACCAGTGCGGGTCACGCTGCCTTCGATGCTATGGGTGAATCGTCAGGCATCAGATCGTTTGTTGAACAGAACAATTCGACAATAATGATTGAGTACTGTGAACAAACAAGCCCCAAGGCCATACATGTTCTTCACGATGTTGCTGCAGGGGTTCGCTGTGAGGCTGAAGCGGTCAGAAAAGATGTATTTGGTGCAGACAGTAATACCGTGAAAGCGTTCATCAACAGTGCTCTGCTAAATTCTTACTCAAACCTTATCGTCAATGCGGCACTATGCGCAAATTCAGGTGAAGAACACATTGTCATAACTGAAACCAAACATGAGCATCAACAGTCACCAACCATAGAAGAGGTAACTGCATTGGCTATCAAACAGGCGAGTGAAATTAGTGATGAAATTCTCTCTCTGCTAAACAAAACTATGTAAAACATTGATAATGGCGGTCACAATTTGATTCTTTTCTATAAGAATCCGTTGATCGCCACTACTCCCCTTCCATACCTGCAATCATACCCTTAAATATCAATAGGTTATGG